ACACTATTACCAGCCCTGGCGGGACACTCGCGGTTGGCGGGACACCAACCAACACGACGCTCGACCTTGCGCTGGGTCATGCGAATACATGGACGGGGAAGCAGACACAGCCTGCGCCATTGTTGCCAAATCTCGCTGGCGGCGGAACGCAATGCCTCGATGTAGACAATACGGGGCAGGTTGCAGGGACAGGCGCGGCGTGCGGAGCTGGCGGTGGAGGTGTCGGACCGGGGACGGTTGGATTCCTGCCAGCTTTCGCGACGACGACGACGGTTGGAAATTCACATGTCGATGATGGGGCGACGACGGCTGGAGTTGTGACTTCCACCGAGCCTATTGCGGTTTCTTCCACCGCCGACCCATCGCAAATTGTTCTGACTCCTGACACTCACACGCCAACGACCTTGGCCGGATCGGCAATTTATGCCGTAGACGCTTCAGGGAATGCTGAAGTTTCGGAAAATGGAGCAGCCCAAGCTCGAATCTGCACAGCAGCCAACGGAATCTGCGGGGCTGGCGGGGGTGGGTACACCAACGTCACCGGATCAGTAGCGGAGACTACGGTCGCGCAGATCAACACGGCTGGCGGGTCAGGCACCTATTACGCCACAACCCCTCTTTCCATTGCGACCGGCGGGACCATTACAGTGCCTGTGCAGTTCTCGAAGGCGGGCCTATGGACAATTGCAAGCGGGCAGACCGTCACGTTTACTCAGAACCCGAAAGAAACGGATGGCGGTCCGAATCAACATTTCGCTGGATCGGGGACAGTCGTCCTTCCGGGGCCAACCGCGCCAATCGAATGGTTTGGCGCGATCTCCTATTCGAGCAAGGCTGCGGCTATCGCCGGAACTGACTCACTCGCGGCAATTCAGGCCTGCGTCAATGCTCTAAATGCCGGACAGTGCACGGCCAGCATTGGCTTCTACCGCACCACTGCGGCTATCTCCATTGCGAAATCGGGGGTCGGCATCGGTGGCGTGCAGGGGTCTGTCAACGGAACTTCGGTAAACCAGCCGCAGACCGCGTTTGTGCTCACATCTGCCAGCGCCAACAAGATCGAAGTGCAAGGTGCTAACTCTTTAAGCCTGATCAGCGGAAATAAGTTCACCAACTTCGCATTCTATCGTTCGGTTGCCCCAACCGGAACAGCTACGGGAATGCTCGCGCACTTCACTGTTGGACAGATCGTCGATCAAACGCAGTGGTTCGATGAAGTCAGAGGATTTGATCTGGAATACACTCCGTCGGGAGGTGGCGGAATATTTTCCAACAACAAGGTGTTGAACTGCACCGAAGGGTTCACGTATTCGACTACACAGTACGGATGGTATCTGGGACAGGACGGCGTGAGCACACGTTTGTTGCGAAATGAGTTTGGTAACCTGTGTGGAACCGGCCCCGATACCTGGGGTCTGTATTGGCCTGGGAATGCGGTTGACTACATGATCGATCACTTCGAGGTGGCACAGGCCAAGACGGGTATTGGATGTGTTGCTACGGGCTGCACGATGACAGATGTCCATATCGACAGCCCGATTCTAGATAGTGTCGGAACGTGCATCAATCTTACCGGCGCATCTTCCCAGACGCAGGTAATGATTAATGGCGGGGATGGGTGGTGTACTGCGACGGGGAATGTTGCTATCACCCTTGACCATATGTTCAATGCAAACCTGACGAATATGGTCATCAACTCTGGGTCAGTGAACATCACTAACTCAAACGCCACAGTGGTTCAGGGCTTGAATATCAAAGCTACGGGGTCTGGTGTCGGGTACGGCATTCAGTTAAGCGCCTCGAATGGGATCGTCCTCACCAACAACATCATTACCGGATCTGGGACCCAGGCCGATATCAATGTGATTTCGAGCAGCGGGACCAATGCCCTAAGCGGAAACGGACTTTTCAGTTCAGCAGGCAGTCCCACTGGAACCGGCATCAACATCGATTCAACAAGCAATGGGAACCACTACGCAACAAACAATAGCTTCGGCGCGAATCTGGCAACGAAGATCGCAGATGCGGGCACAGATAATCAGATTGCAACCGGGGGTATTTCGGGCGCCACAACGGGGCAGGCATTGATTGCCGGAAGCTCGACTACGGCGACCAGCAGCAAGGCCCTCGCGGGAAGTGGTGCGGGATTAACTACTGGCCCCACGACAAGCACTAACCTCGATTGCGCGCAATTTTCTGGCACTACGGGGCAAATTGCGGATTCAGGAGCCCCCTGTGGTGGCGGAGGTAGTTCCGGCGCATGGACTAACATCACCGGAACGGTGACCAATACAGGCTGCGGCTCAACATCGGGCGGGAAGTGCGTAATCTCAGGAAGCAGCACGTCAACGGTAACATTTTCTTCTATCCCGTCTACCTATAACCATCTTGTCATTATGATTCATGCACGTTTTGATGATGCAGGGGCCGAGGCTGTAGATGTATTAGCTCGGTTCAATGGCGACACGGGATCAAACTACACAAGAGCACTGATTTTTGGCGGGGCAACGACGCCTGGTGGGCAGAGCGGAACGATCACAAGCGCCATATTTGCATCTCTAGCCGCGGCCGGGGCTCCTAGCGGCCAAGCTGGCCAGGCGACAGTATGGATTGACGATTATGCAAATACAACATTCAATCGCAATTGGAGTTCTTCGAGTAATCGCGGTAATGGTTCCCCTGATCCAACAAACATGGGGTTTTATTACACCGGAGAATGGGCAAATACATCTGCCGCGATTAATTCTATCTCTCTAACTGATAGTGGCGGCGGCCATTTTGCGGCGGGGTCAACTATCACGATATACGGGGTGCTGTGATGCAGCAGCCCACCATCACTAGTTGCACGCTGATTGGAGAGCAATGAGGCTAGCGATGAAGGGCAAGCCAAAGCGACCCCAAGCTCCACGCGATAAGCGGGATGTAGTAGGCGAGGGCTTCGTCTTTGGTCACGGCTTGCGCGTGGCCTCCAGCCAGTCGGCAAAGATTGAAGCTCCGAGCCATGTCCCTACCACAACCCCGGCGATAAAACAGCTCACGGCTACAATGGCGATAATCAAACTCATAAGCAACCTCGCGCTGAAGTATATCCCCCTGCTCCTTCTCGGGGCAACGGTACTTTACGGGCAGTCCTCAACGGGGCTGCTCGCACCGAGCAGGGCCGTTGACTGGAGCGGGGCGGGTGCCGGCTCAATTCCCGCGCGCACAACGGTCTGCACAACACTCACCTCCTCAGCTACGCCATCATCCGTCGCCTCAGCGCTCACAGCCTGCCCTGCCGGCGAAACCGTTCTGCTGGGCGCTGGAACCTACAACTGGTCATCGTCGCTCGTCTCGACCGCATCGAACGTGACGCTCCGCGGTGCAGGCCCGACGAGCACCATTCTCAATTTCACCAACACCTCCTCAAACTGCCTCGGCATCGGTCCGGTGCCGGTATGCCTTTACAACGGGGACTCAGGATCGATCGGATTCACGGCGAATGTTCTGACTGTCTCCAGCGGCATGACGCAGGGGTCTACGAGCGTCGTCCTAGGCGCGGTTCCCAGCGGAAATATTTGCGGGAGCGTCACAATTCCGTCGGCGTGTTCAGGGAGCATCGCTAATCTTCACGCAGGTTCATTGCTTATCTTCAACCAACTAGACGACGCCTCGGATACAGGAAATGCGTTTTTCAACGGATCAACCACCTATTCACAACAAGGCGATGGAGGAAATGCATTCCCGGGCCGGTCGCAGATTCAGGTAGTGACCGTGACCGGCATTTCAGGCTCGACCGTAACCTTCACGCCTGCCCTCTACGCGCCGAACTGGTCCAGCGGCAAATCTCCCCTCGCAACCTTTTCCTCGTCCCTGCCAATGACAGGATTTGGGTTGGAGAATCTGCAAATCAACACGACAGGCTCAACCGTAACCAATGCCGCCGCGATGGTTCAGTTTATCTGGGCTACAAATTCTTGGATTCAGAATGTCTCGCTCGTCAATAGCCTTTCAACCTCCACCTCCATGCACAAGCATGTGTGGGTTGCGTCGTCTTCGCACATCACGATTCAGAATAATTACGAGTACGGATCGTCGCCATCGAGCGAGGCGTATGGCGTGGACTTCTGGCAGTCCGGGGATAACCTGGCACAGAATAATATCTGCCAGAAAATCGCCACCTGCGAAATCATGGAAGGCGGCGAAGGAAACGTCTTCGGCTATCACTACGCCGTGGACAACTACTACGACAACGGCGATCCGCAATGGCAGCAGTGCGATCAGTTCCACCACAACGCTGGAGATTATTACAACCTATGGGAGGGAAACATTGGCATCTGCCATACCGAAGACTCGATTCATGGCACGGCTTTTGCGAACACCGTTTTCCGAAACGCCCTGAGCGGCTTCGACCCATCGACATCTACGGCGGCGAAGAGTCAGAATCTTCTCACCATCAACGATATGGCGTATTCGCGCTATCTGAACTTTGTGGCCAACGTGCTCGGATATGGAGGCCATGCAGCGACTTATCAATATGCCATGACCTCGACCACAGATTGCGGCATTGGAAACTCAGGCATGGTGTTTCTATTCGGCGACTCAGGCCAGATCGGGTCTGAGTATTCATCGACCTGCTACGGCGGTACGCTTTCGCCTCCCGGCCCGGTTCCGAATGACGTAGTGACAAACGCAGGTTCAAATGCTTCCTCGATGCGCTGGGGAAACTGGGATGCTGTTAGTGGAGCGGTAAGGACAAACACTGGAGAATCCGGGTCAAGCGCATCGACCTATCCTGGCCTAGCCGTGCCGTCAATCATGTGGACATCTTACCCATCGCTCTACCTTTCCGCGTCACCATCGTGGTGGGTGTTTCCATCGGGATCTACTGCCCCGTGGCCGGGGATTGGCCCTGAAGTGACAGGCGGAAATATCGCGAGCACAGCGGGTCACGCATGGCTCAACCCGGCGGCGAATTGCTATCTGAACGTACTGGGTGGATTGACAAACGGCTCAACCACATCACTTGCTGGGACGTTTGACAGCGCAAGTTGTTACTCCGGCGCCGTCAGCCTATCCGTAACGGCCACCAATGGCACCGTGACGGGCTCGAACTGTATGGCGGGGTCTTACGCATTAGGAACCTCCGTCGGAGCTTGTACAGCGACAGCAAACACCGGCTACACCTTCACGGGATGGGCTACGACAGGATCGGCGTCATGTACGGGCACCGGAACCTGCGGCCCCTTCACGATCACCGCCAACACCTCGCTAACCGCAACGATGACCATCAACACGTACACGCTCGGGATCACGGCGACGAATGGTTCGGTGAGTGGGTCCAATTGCACCGCCGGAACCTACAACTACAACACCGCGATCGGTGCCTGCACTGCTACGCCGAATGCGGGGTATTCCTTCAGCGGGTGGAGTGGAACCGGGGCTTGCTCTGCGATCTCTGGCACTGGCACGGCCTCCTGTACCCTGACGGCGAACTCGACCATGACGGCGAATTTTGCGCTGATCCCGGTCACGCCCTCGGTCCAGATCACAGGCCTCGCGAACTTCAAAGGCACGGTGACAATCAAATGAGACACCTTCTCCCCATCTTGTTTCTTCTCACCTCTCCGCTCTGGGCTTCCGTGCAGGTATCGCTGACGTGGACGAATTCAACTTCAACCGCCGTTACTCTCATCCGCTTCCCCGGCACCTGCACTCTGACCATGCCGACAACGGGCGGCAAGAGTCTGACCACGACCGCCAGCGCACAGGGGCCGTGGACTGACACCAGTCTGACTCAGACCAGCGCAGTTCAGGTTTATAGCTGGTGGGGTTACCCGACAGGATCTCCATCGACGGCAGTCTGTTGGAGCGGAACCATCCCGGCTTTACCTGGTGGATTGACTGGATTTAAAGGTACGATTGTCACTGTGATTTCGCAATAACCCGCTGCGGAGTAATACCGCAAGCTGACAGGCGCGGGTATTTTTAGGGCCAAGGTTGGGGGAATGACGGCAAACCGAGTCGGTCAGGGATGGGAGAGACGCAGCGACGACCAGCGATTCGGCGACATTGAACGCGATATGGCCGTTTTGCAAAAAACCGTTTCGGATCACTCGCAGTGGGTAGAAGAGAGCAAGGAGTTTCACAAACAAATGAGCAACTTCGTGGCTTCCTTCAAAGCGGTGGAGACGGAACGAGATAAGCAGCAATCGCTACGCCATCAGGAAAATCAGGACAAACTCGACAATCTAAACTCCCGCATCGGGATCAGTAATCTCATTATTGCTGCCTTGGGATTGATTGTCGCTATCGCCATGCTTTACATCGGTTATCAAGCTGGCGCTCATCACGCCAAACTTGATCCCACTCATTTATTCACCAGCGATCCTACGATCGCGGAAAGGCAAGACAATGCCCAAGCCAATCATTGGAGACTGCGGCGGAGCGAATCAGCCGCCATGCCCGCCTACACCCGCAACCCTCACTCTCGTTGACGGCACCGTGCTGAAGGGCACGGCGCACAAGGAGAATGGGCAATACCACTTCACCGAGGATGAACAGGAGTAACCGTGATTACCGTCTATGACGCCACCAGCGATCCGTGGCGCGCCAACACCGGCAGCACGATCAATCCTGTCGCTCCGACCTCGTACAAGTCCTACACCGTCAAGGGCGGCGTGGTGGTGCTGAATGACTCCGGACCCGGAGCGGAGATGGGCGGCGGTCTGATTTCCGCGGACTATCCCAATCCCGGTCCCGGCTACTTCGGACTTGACGTGGACTGGTGGGAAACCAACGAAGACTTACCGCATGTCGGACGCAGGGAGAATGACCTGAAAGTCACCTTCTCCGGTGGCAAGCAGGCGAATGGGAGCTGTCAATGGAACGCGACGAAGAAGTTGTGGCAACTGGATCCGACCGGGACAGCGTGGGTAGACACGAGCTTTACCAATGCCCCGTCTGTGGGTTCAAACACTTTTCAACTGAGACTACAGTCGGACGGGAGCAAGTGGTCGGTGTTGGGGTTGTCCCTCAACAATCAAACCTTTACCCCTCCTACCCAATTCCAAAACCTCCCTATGATCTCTACTAACTGGAGTGCTGGCCTGCACCCGCAACTTCAGACTGAATGCCAGAATGCACCGTGGTTCCTGCGATCGATCTACACGCGAGTCTGGGTCATGGCAAGCGCAAATCCGATTCCTTGGAGTGTGTAAGCATGACGCACTTTTATGAGTGCGAAGAGGACTTGCCGGATGACGTTATCTTAGCCTGCGCATTCCTTGAAGCGAAGGGATATGAATTTCTCTCACACTTCAATCTATGCAATGCGGTGGATGTAGCGGAACAGGTGTATCGAGCAGAATGTAATGGATCGGTGATCCTATGACTTACTCTCAAGACTGTGTTGATTTGGCCAAGGAGTCGGAAGGCGAAAAACTGCGCGCCTACCAAGACCCTGTGGGCGTCTGGACAATTGCCTATGGCCACACCGGTCCGGAAGTCCACGACGGGCTTGTCTGGACCCAAGAGCAGGCCGACGCTCAACTCGCCGTCGATCTCCAAATCCACTGCGAACAAATGCAGGCGCTGGTCAAGGTTCCGCTCACGCAGGGGCAGACGGATGCACTGACGGACTTCACGTTCAATATGGGCTCCGGGGCGCTCAAAACATCGACCCTCCTACGGCTGCTGAATATGGGGCAGTATGATCAGGTCCCAGCTCAATTGGCAAAATGGGTCTACGCTGGAGGCCAAGTTCTTGCAGGTCTAGTCGCTAGACGCAAGAAGGAGATTGATTTATGGCAGAAAGCGTCGTAGCGTTGTAAGTAGCAATTGACAAGAGGCACTGTGATGATCTGGATTTGGGCATGTGCGGCGTGTTTGGTGGAGTTATTCGCGCTGGTGATTGTCGTCGCCTTCTTCAAGGGCGCATCCGGCCCGGGTCTGGAGGATAAGTGAAAGACTATCCTGATTCCTTTTGGGCCATGCTGTTCATCGTCGACGCAAGCATTCTAGCCTCGCTGGCGATGTTCAGTACTCATCCCGGCGCCGGGGCTGTCATCACAATGGCCTCGTCGATCATCACTGGCGCATTTGGCTACATTCAGGGCAAGAAGGCTGGAGAGAAGTCTGTGCAGGTTCCGCTTAATCCAGATCCGGCTTCCACCACTTCGGTGACGATAAACCCTACTCCGGCGGCAGCCCCGCCCAAGGAATAAGCGATGAAATGTCTCATCCTCGCAATCGCGCTGTGCCTTCCGCTGGCGGCCTGCCAAAAATCGATGGTATCTCCCCCGACAGCTCCGCCTGTAGTGGGGCAAGGATACATAAACCCAGCCGATCAGAGTATGGGCCAGATCCTCAAGGGAGCGCGAGATTTCTACAGTTCGATCAAGTCCCAGTCGGAAGCGGGGACGCTGGTGCTCCAGCCGGCCGTGAAGCAAGCCTTCAACCAATTTGGCGTGACTCTCAATGCGGCCGAAACGGTCTATCTGGCCTACCACAACGGTCAGGCGACCCAGGCGGCAGCGCAGACCGCCGTCAACCAGGTGCAGTCTCAACAAGCAGCCTTGCCGCTGCCGGGAGCAAAATAATGGCGACCACACCCGTTCCAGTCACCGGATTCTGGGCTCACCTGAAGCAGCTTCTCCCCGCCATCGAACTTGCCGGCAATGTGGCTCTCTTAGCGTCGGGCGTCGGCGCTCCCTTTGAACCCCTTGTCGCATCCCTCGAAGCCGCGGTAAACCCCGCGCTCCAGAGCATAGGAACCCCGCAGACAGCCTCGACTACCATCCTGACCATCTACGCCACCATCATTGGCGTGCTGACGACCCTAAAGGCCACTCCGGGGCTTCCAGCGGCGACTCTGGCGGAGATTGACGGGTATGTGGTTGCGGCGCAGGCGGGGACTTCGGGATACATTCAGGCGCAGAGCGGATTTGATCCGAACAATTACAAACCCGTTGAGCCGATCGCCTAGTCCGAATTTGGACTGGTACGACAAGAGCCATCTTCGGGCGGCTCACTCTTTGCGCTCGATCCTGAGCGGCGGTTCCCATTTACAGCCTCATCTAGCGCCTGCACCATTTGCCACCATGAGGCATCGCATTCATGCTCCCAGCACATTTGGCAGAGCTGACCGCCATCGTTACCCGGCCAGTTATCATGCGGCTCGCCACACTTGCAGGGTTTCAGTTCACTCGCCATGTTTGGGTTTCTCCTCGGGTGGGGCGGGAATATACTGCCAGTGCGTCACTTCCTTGTCGGGTATAGCATCGCATCCGATATCAATGGCCTGCTCCCATTCATAGCCATCTGCGCACGCAAATCCAATTCCCGCACGCCTGTATGACACCAACTGCACCACGCCGCTCCAGATAATCCAGCAAGGCGCTCCGGTGGTTGGCTTACGCTCTTTCACGCTAATCCATGTCATTTCGATCCCTCCTTTTGGGATGAGCGCCTCAATTCAAAAAGATGATGAGCGCAGAAATCGTTTCTACTGCATGGCGAAAATGAGCATCCGCAATACTGCTTACATTTTGAGCAGTAGCCATGATCTATGTAATCCATCGCTGCTTTGCAATTTGGACACGTCATTCCCCTTGCTCCTCTATCCGGGGCGCGGAGTCGGTGCGTCCAAATTCGCCGTGATACTTAGCAGAAGCCGCTTTGTAAGCCTCCGCTGCCAACTCTCCCGTCCGAAAAGACCCGAGATAGATGCCTTTCTTGTTGACGGCAATGTAAGTCGCCCATTCATTCGGGCCGCGCCTTGTAACGCCCTTGAATCCAGAGGTATTGTTGCGCGGAATTCGAGTGTTGTACTGCTGCTGGGCGTGCGTGGCGATGCGCAAGTTCGACTTGCAGTTGTTGAGGGTTTCACTCGGTGTGCGGTGGTCTACTTGACGCGGGTCCCCGATCTCTAGTCCCATTACTTCCCGGTGCATGAGGATGGTATGCTTCCCCTCATTTCGCGGGGTCTTTCGAGTCGCATAAAAGCCATGCGTTCTTTCGTGCCACGCCGCACACCACTTGTGGGCGCTGATGCGCTCATAGTCCTCGTCATCGACGAAAGCCACCTGTCCTTGGGTAAGCTGGATTTCCTTCACTTCGGAACCTCCGTGAGAGCGGCGTCGATCTGATTAACTACATCAAATTCGCCCCATTCGGCTATATCGCCGTTTAGATGGAAGCCTGCCACGCCCTGGCTATCGCCTATCAAATCCTTCACCCCTTGCAGCGCTTCCCTCGCCCTCTGCAACTGGGCGGTTAGATCGGCGACCTGCGCATCAAGCTCATCTCGATGCTTGGAGGCTAGTTCCACGAAGTATTTGTGGCTCTCTTCCGCTTCCTCCGCTCGGCGTTGCTCTGTGAGGTAGCACGTATGCATCACTTCGACGTAGAAATCTGCATTGAGCCAATCCCATGTATCGTGAGTATCGGGATTATCTTGCAACTCTTTGAATATCTCGCGCAGTTCTTCTATGGCTTCATCTATTGAAATTCCGCGCTTCTCTACCTTCACGCTCTCCATCTTGGCTCCTTCCCTGGTTATGCCGCGTCGTCGGTCCAAATTCGGACCAGTTGCCAACTTGGCAATTACGACCGCAGGGCTTTATCCAGTTTTGCCGCTGCATCCATCCGGGCCTGCCACTCGTCGTCGATCCCGTTTTGGACCCACTTCTGCGCCCATTTATTGATGCTGCTGTTGGTCGCCACTGAAAGCTGGTGGAGTTTGTCGTACTGGGTTGGGGTGAGTCGTACTGAGGAAGATTTTTGAACCGCCACTGGTTTAGCTTTCACTGGCGCGATTCCTTTCTGGCCCGTATCGGGGGATTTGCTACGGGTATTCTGCTCCCGCCACTTTCGTATGTCAATTGACGAACACGGAATTTTTAACAAATTTACCAACTTTCGCAAAAGTACCCAATTTAGGTATTGCAACTACAGTGGCAAAAGTGGCAATATCTTTCTTACTTGTGGTTGATAACGAAAGGGAGGGTTGGCTGTAATGAAAGAGAAGTCGATTGTAGCGTTTTCTCCGGAGCTACCGAACACTCCGGGTTGGAACGAATTGAGTCGGGAGAAGCAGGACCGGATGCTGGAGATCACTTCGCGGCTGCTCCAGTTTCAAAGCATGGAAGGGCTGGGAGTCGTAGGACAGTGTGTGGAGCTCGAAAACGCAGACAGGGAGCTAGAAGGGGAGCCAATGAACATCACCGACTACACCCAGACCGTATTCAAGCAAGGCTTTAGGACGGCATGGAGACGCAAGGCCGATTTCAGAGAGTTTCTGGCCATCCTGCCCAAAGAGAACTCGGAACAGATCACAAAGACGCTGGCAGAGAAGGGCGCCATGCTGCTCCGCGGTGCGGCCGGGGGAGGAATGAAGGAACTCATCGGAGCGTTCTCGGCGCTCAAGTCTGAGATACCGAAGACCAAAGACCCGAAGGTGATTGAAGGGTTCATCGAAAAGAAGATCAGACCAAAGCTGAGGGAGAGACGTCAGGAAAGAACGTCGAAGTCAAAGCCGGAACCACTTGAAAAGAATCTCGCTCTCCGCATCTGGTTCAACACCACTCTCCGCATTATGAAGCAAGCCAAGATCAGAAACACCGAACAACTCAGGGAATGGCTCCAGACCGGCGTGGGGTACGTCATGCAGGCCCGTGCCATCCCAGGATCGGTTCACACTGGCCGGCAGGACATCCCAGAGGGCTTTGTGACTCGCCGTGGACCCAAACCCAAGAAGAACAGGCTCGGCAAGGCTGCGGTCATTCTGGCGATCGGAGCAAGTCCGCTGGGCGCATGGTGGCTCTACCACACACTCCATATAGCATCTAGCATGGCGGCAAACTGAATGACCATTGCGACACATCCCATGACGCAACCGGGAACGACACTTTCGGGGAGTCTTGTCATGTCAATTTTCCCACTGTGCTCTGCTGCAACTAGTTAGGCAATGGTTCAGGTGCGGTACAAAGAAAGGGTAGGTTTGGGCGTGTCAATTAGGTTAAGTCGTTTAGAGTCTGTAAAGACGATGAGTGACTGAGGCCTAGAATGTGAATTTGAAGCGTAAGTAAGTTATAGATTATATTAGACTTCCGATCCATTGCCACGAGACATCAGGATTTTGGTACATCTGGTGGTACAAAGTTCTATTTTCCTTCCTCTTCGCTCTTCGGCAGTTGTTTGAGTTTCGGAGCGGGGCTTAGCGTCAATGCTTCTGAAGCACTATACTCGCGCTGCATCTTCACCGCTTTAAGCATGACCTCTCCAGCACCACAAGCAGCCTTCGCGGTTTCCGCGTCAATGCGCGATGAAACTAAGTCATCCATCAGGGCACCGAAGAAATCTACGAAATCTTTGGAGGTTTTGATGCCTCTACTCGAAACCATTGCCGAAGTTGGCTGCTCGCGTCCATCGCTCATTTTTTGCAAATCTCCCGTTTGATTTTTTTGATTAGCTTCCGAGTTGTCATAAAATTACGCTCTTCCTGTTTCTTGGATTCGAATTCTTGGAAATCAGATCGCGTCATATGACTGCGACCCTTTACTAAATCGCGCCCAGAGTAGGTATAGGGGTATCCCTTTCTAGATTTAGCTAAGGCTCTGTGCTCTGGGTTCCACGATTGAAAGTGACCATGTATGAACATATTCCACGGGAAGCGCACCTCTTTACCGCACCCGCAAGCGCAAGAAGGATTACGCTCCCTCACTGAATTGGTTCTCCCTCTGCCGTTGGCCTCAACAACTCTCCCCACATATCCGCCGCTGCCATATCATCCGCATCGACGGCGTGAGTGTAGAACTCGTCTGTGATTCCGCTCCCTGCTGAATGCCCAACGCGCTTCTGAATCGTCTTCAGCGGAACTCCCCGGCGCCGCATCTCCGTCACGTTGCCATGCCGGAAAGCGTAGGAACCGCACTTCAATCCCATCGCCTTCGCCTTAGCCTTGATGCCCAACTTGTCGAGTACGGGATCGAGCGTCCACTTCAGGAAGTTCTTCATGCAGATAGGACGGCCGGTGGACGTGGTGAACAGCAAGCCATTCCGCGGCGTGAGCCGTTCAATCTCCTCGGCAAGCTCGGTAGAGATGGCGAACTCCCGCACAGCGTTCGTGGTCTTCGGCGTCTGGATCTTCCCATTAAACACTGACTGCGAGACTTTGAGCACTCGTCCAACCAAGTCCTGAGTCCGCAGGCCGGCAGCTTCGCCAGGTCGCATTCCCGTCTCTACGAGAATCCGCACAAGGGTGTGCTGCCATCCGGTCAACTCATTCAGGATCGCCAGCGACTCTTCGATGGAGAAGAAGTAGGAATGACCCTTGACCACGCTCGGCTGCTTCAGTCCCTCGAAAGGATTCAGCGTCGTGTACCCCCACGCCTTCGCTGATACCCACATCTCGCGTAGCGTCGTGATGCGGTTGCGGACGGAGTTGGGAGCGTCAGTCTGTCTGGACACCCACGCCTGAAGGCACTCAGCCGTGATTTCCCGCCACGACATGCGGCCGAAGGCAGGCAGGAGATGGTTCTGGATCACCGACCGCTCTCCGTGCTGTGTAGAGGGCTTGTGGTGAACCATGACGTTCTTCTGCCACTTCTCCGCGAATGACTCGAAGGTGGAGGAGACGACAGGCTTGTAATCCTCCCGGTTGATGTCCTGAAGGATGCGCTCCAGTTCCCGCTCAGCAAGCCGTTTGGTGGGGAACTCTTTGAGCGAGCCTATCTCCCGGTTGCGGGAGACGCGGCGAAGGATGGTTCCGTTCCCGAGTGGCTTGTCCCCCTTGAGGGGAGGGATGCCAGCGGGGACGATTACATCCTCTCTCCACCTTGCACGCCACCGGGAGCCATCTTTCGATAGCGATCCTCTCTGGTAACGACGTCTCGACAGATCGTTCATGAGCGTCCCTCTCCATGAAACTCTTCCCCATCCCTGAAAGCCTTCACTGCGGCAATCAGTTCAGCATGGCGCTCGGCGGCAAGGATACAGGCGTTACAGCGCGATCCCCATCCCTTCGTGAAGGGCTTTCCGCAATCAGAGCACTCCCACAGCGTTTCCCTGCCGTTCCTGTCGCGCTCAAGAACTCTCGGGTAGTTACTCATACTTCAACTCCAGCGGATACACTGGAACGTCAAAGGTCTGACCCGAAAAGCGAACGTGAACGTAGTGATCATAGGACTGCTTGCGAACGACTACGCCTTCCTCTGTTGGACGGTGTCCCGGCATGGTCACGCGCATACCTGGCTTCACGGCAAGACCGTAAAAGCGATTCACATATGCGTAAGGGGGTTCCTTGGGCGGCTTGCGCTCTTGCGTTTCCATTCCGATGCAGCCTTTCATGCCAAGTTGGCAATTAACGGACCCGCTCGAACTGCACGATGCGGCGGTATCCTAGTATGCGCTTCAACTGCTGTGAAGCTGTTACCATCCCACTCTCTCCCATAAACCTTCCCGTCTCTCGTACTTGACGGGATAGCTCTGCGACGAATGAGCGGACTAATTTCTCGGTTGTTCCCCAATGCTCGATCCTAAGTGCGAGGCTTGAGAGATCACCCCCGACCGCTGGACCGTGCTCGTGGTGCCACTTCTGGTGACATCCGACACAGAGCCACATGATATTCAGCGGCTCATAGTAGTTCGGATGGTGAGGGTGGATGTCTTTAGACTCGCTCTCGTATCCACAGCAAGAGCAAACGCCTGTCCGTACAACTCGGCCATCGGCAAGAGCGTGGCGAAGTTCGCGATAACAGTCCGACCTGAGACTCATGCCGCAAGTCTCCTTTTGCGCCACTTCCGATTCCGCGCCAAAGAGCAGGCTTTACACTCCCGCGTACCATTGGCTCGGATGTAGAGGTTTTTACCTCTCATCGGGTGGCCTTTCGCGCATTTTATGCTTTTCAATGCACCCATAATGGCTGCAAATGTAACGAATAATCCGTCTCGTGTCAAACGATAAATTCGGTCTTGACAATTGACACTGCGTTTTCTATAGTCATCTCCGAATCACTTCCATTGTCAACTTGGCAATTAGCCCACGAAGGAACCCCATGACTCAAGAAACGCTCATTTTGGAAGCGGAGCCGAAGGCGAAGCAGCCTCGGCACATCGTCGTAGCAACCAGACACCTCCTCGCACAACGGACCAAAGCAGTCCTGGCGCTGGAGAAGGCAAAACAGGAAGTTCTTGAACTGACCGCAGCACTCAAGGCGCTGGGATTCGAGGAAGCCGATGCCAAAAGCCTCTGAAGTCGCAGCGGAACTCCGCAAGGTGGCTGATTTGCTCGACCGGGAACCTGAAGCGGAGATTAAAAAGCCCCTGATCTCCGCTGGCAGCGACGAGAAGGATGAGTTTTTGGCTATCGCCCGACTGATGCCGAGACCATTCAAAAAGACGTACAGAGATTGGTGCGGGACGCCATCGATCGAACTAGATTACGAATCGGAAGCTGTTCGCATCTGGGCGCTTGCACCTCGGAGCGTCGCCTGTAGGGTCATCAAGCCCGCCGTGCCTGCCGTCTATGATTGCGAACCCCTGTTGACGCTGGAAGAAGAGTCTTCACTGGAAGGATCGGGCCTCTGATGGACTCCGACCTCGACATGATGGACGCCAATGTGGATCAGCCTCCACCGATACGCACCATACCTCATCGAGTGAGCGCCATGATGCTCGACATGATTCATCACGGCGACCTGACGATGGAAGAGGCGATGCGCTTCCTCTACCCCGAAGAGGCTGAGAAGATTTACTCCCTCGACCGCTGGCCGTGGGGACCACCTGAGAACTGAGAGGATTTAATGGCAACATCTGCCGCTATACCTAAGCCTCGCAAGGCTGAAAAGAAAAGAGTCAAGTTGAAGATGGCAGTGCAGGGACCGTCTGGGTCCGGTAAGACGTGGGGAGCATTGTCGCTTGCAAAGAACCTCTGGCCGGATGCGAAAGTTTGCCTGATCGACACAGAGAACGAATCTGCCAGCCTCTACGCTGACCAGTTCGACTTCGACACGATCCCGCTCGGTCCTCCATTCACCACAGAACGCTACGTGTGGGCCATTGATGAGGCAGTCAGAGAAAAGTACGACGTGCTCATCATCGACACCATCACGGCGCAGTGGGACGGTGAGGGCGGCATTCTCCGACGCAAGGAAGAGATGGAGCGCCGGAACCCTGGAGTCAACGGGTACACGCTCTGGGCTCGGTTCACTCCAGAGCATGAGGCGTTCAAGCAAGTAATGCTTCAGGCTCCCATCCACGTCATCGCCACGATGCGCTCGAAGCAGGAATACGCGCTCCAGACAAACGACAAGGGCAAGCAGGTTCCGGTAAAGATGGGCCTTGCTCCGATTCAGCGAGATCAGATCGACTACGAATTCACCCTCGTGTTCGACCTGAACATCAATCACATGGGGCAAGTCTCGAAGGATCGTACCGGCCTCTTCAACGACAAGACTATCGACCTCCAAGACCCGAAGATTGCGGAAAGCATCGCAGGATGGCTGTCGAAGGGCAAAGAAGACGAGCAAGTTCCAGTGGCAGGACCGTCCTTAGTACAAAGGCTCGAAGCATCCGTTGCTGTCGAGGAGGCGAAGCAGGCTCCCGCACCGCCGCCAGTCGCTTCGGATTTTTTTACCATCGTTGGCGATCGGCTGAGTTGTATTCCTGTCGAGGTCTTTGAGAAGACCAGCAGCAACAAAGGGAAGCCGTTTATTCACGTGACCCTGAACGGCGAAGTGCCTACGCCGGTCGGTAAGGCTACGTTTGCTTCCTGCTGGGATACGAAACTCTTCGATGCTTTGAAGAACTGCGTCGATCAGAAATGCCTGTTCGAGTTCGACGTGGATGCGAGGGGGTACGTCAAGGTTACCGACGTGTTCAACATTAGCGGCGAAGACTACAAAGACGGGAAGCCAGTCGCATGAACATTGGCGCATTGCTTGAGCCCTTGGTTGTCAAGGCCATCGAAGCCAAGGGCTACTCCCGGCATGAGGCGGTAGACCGCTCTTGGAAGTGGCTGGCAAAGGAACTCCACGTAGAAGTAGATGCCTTGAAATTTATGGACGACGATCAGGAGTGGCACGCTCATGCCGTCGTGGAACGCGCCTTGCTACCTCCCGCAAAGAAAATCAAAAAGAAGATTGCGATGCCTGCTGAACCCGCCCGTGCTGGAGCGGAGATGCCCCTGGGCGCTTCGTTCTGGGATGGGTTGAGGGCTGAGTGGGGGGATGTGTTCTTCAATGCGTTCTTTGGGGACTTTACGCCGGTCAAGGTCGAAGGGACTCTGGCGCCAGGACAGTTTGTGGTTGAGGAGATAAGGAAAGTGAATGCGACCGCGTTATTTGACTGCGCTTAGGCCGGCGAAGCACTGCCGGCAGCTTTTAGTGGGGTGGAAGCCAGTGGACGGGGTTCCACATGGGTTGTTGACGATGGAGATTCACCACTCGAAGACAGAGGTTGAGTCCTACCGTCTCCAGCAGGTTCCAAAGCAGTTTTTTAATAGGCTGTTGTTTGAGCCAAACCCGGAAGGGACGATGAATCAGTTACTCAGGATGTACTTGCCGGAGGGATGATGATGTTTGATACAGGCGGATTTGTTTGGCCGAGGGATCGTCATGGAGATCCAGTGGCGACCGTGAAAGACCCGGTAACTGGAGTGGAGATGTGCCAGGATTGCTGGAATGGTTCCCATCCTCGCGGGGCTTGCCCGGTGGCAGCGTGTAAATGCGAGTGCTACATCGGGCGCAACAAGGGATTGGCTGGTCCGCGCTATCCCCGCAAGGAATGCTCCGAGAATCAATCCTTCCCTGACGTGGGAGGGATTCAGTTTTGATCACCAGTCATATGCGCGACGAAGAGTACTACCGCTCCGTCGAGCTCTCCCTGATGCGGCGGCACATGAAGTACCGCCAGGAGCAGTATGAAGAAGATTGGAAGTCTTGTATTGCCATAGCTCAAATCATGGCCGTCCAAGGGGAATCAAACCACATGCAGCGGATTCTAGACGGGTGCTTCAAGAGGATTCTGGCCTACGAATCGAACACGCACGATGTTCCGTGGATCACGGAGAAAGATCTATGACGACCGCAAGTGGTCCAAATTTGGACTGGATGGACTGGCAACCTATCGGTCCGACTGACCTTGTTGAGTTTGATCTCCTCCGCGAGGGGGAAGCGGCAAGGATCATCACAGAGAGGGCCTGTTTCATCGACACGGCATGGGAGCGCACCTTCGCTGAAATCGGGATGCTCTCTGAGTACATCGAGAAGCGCCAGCTCTGGAAGCATGTAGGGTGCGACTCTCAGAACGAGTGGATCCAGAAGTTCTGTCCTCGTTCCCGGTCTACCTGGTTCGACGCGAAACGACGCTGGAAGGAACTTGCAGACGTGCCAGCCTCGGACAAGATCCAAATGAGCCGCGGCGTGTTGATAACCATGCAGAAGCTATCCTCCGCGGTGCGCAAGGAGCCGGAAGTTCTGGAGGCTGCACGGGGCAAGGAAGAGGTTTTCCGGCAGTACATCGAAGTGAACTACCCAAACCAGTGCATCGAGACAACCAAGCCCTTACACCTGAATCCTGAAAAGTCTCAGTCGGCAAAGATCGAGCAGGCCATCGAGATGGCAAGAGTCATATTTGACTGCAAAACGCGAGAGGAAGCACTGGAAGCGATCGCGGTTGAGTTTATCCAAGAGCACGACGAAGAGTACGAGGGTCAGAGAACGGCATGAGCTACGCATCGGAGTACATGAAACGGCGCCGGGTGCGTTTGAAGGCTGAAGGGCTGTGTCAGGACTGTGCTGATGAGCCAAACCCCGGAACGAACCTTTGCCAGCGGTGCGTAGTGAATCGCAGGCAGCAGACTGAGGGGATCAGAAACCTCACCAAAGCAGAGTGGAAGGCGAGACATAAGAAGCCGGTCCAGCGGGTTTACCTGGAGCCTGAGTCACGGGAATACATCGACAAAATGATGAGCCTGGTGGGGATCGTATGACCGACCTTGACGAAAAGTGGTTGCAGGCTGTCGCTGAATCCGGCGTGAGTGTCAATGTAACGGTGGAGCATGGACCGGTGTGCTGCTGCCGAAACGATCACAAGCCTCTGGATGGTTTTATCTACACTGACAGCGGATGCCGCATCCACGGAGTCTTCAGCAATATAGGGGCGAGGAGCAAGCATTGAGCGACTACGCCTTTCCAAAGCCAAAGGATATTAAGCGCGATCCGGTCACTGTTCATGTATACCGTGGGGGTCGGGAGGTCTGCAACAAGATGTGCAAGGCCGGTAAACTGGAATATAAGTTCCGAGTCCTGGCGATGCTGGAGCGGCAAAAAGGGAAGTGCTGTCTGTGTGGGTTGCCTCTTTCGTCGTCGGAAGCAACGTTTGAGCATCAGGACGGCCGCGGATTTAATGGGTCTTATCGAGACGACAGGATTATAAAAGACGGGAAGCCCTACAACGGAGCGGCACATGGCCACTGCAATCGCCTCAAGGGATCGCGGAGGATTAACTACAATGCCACGCCGTAAGCCCACAGTGCCCCGTGTAGCCTCCGAAGGGGAGGAAACATTAGCTCTCCACCTTGGCATCCACAAACTGCCCTACACGCGGGAATTCCGCTTCGATCCTGCCCGGAAGTGGAGAGTGGATTTTCTAGTCGGGAAGGATCTGGCCGTAGAAGTGGAAGGCGGTACGTGGTCGGGCGGTCGCCACGTTCGTGGGGCGGGTTATAGCGCGGATCTTGCCAAGTACAATTCACTGACTCGGCTTGGTTACCGCCTCCTGCGATATTCGACGGAGATGGTCATCTCCGGGCAAGCTATTGACGAGGTGCGAGAGGTTCTGGCTCAAGCAGTGCATTGAGACTCGCGGCAGAGATGCGGACGTTTCCGCGTCCACCTGGTTTGCCAAACTTCGCAGCCTTCAGCCTTCCATCCTTGATGTAGGTATCGATCGTGCGCGATGTGACTTGCAACTTCTCCGCGGCTTGCGCTCGCGTGAGCCATTCGTGAGTGATCGGTGCGGAGTTCATTCAATCCCTGCTTTCTGGAGTGCTTTGGTGGACTTCTTCCACGTCTCTGATTCGGCGAACCATTTGGCGGCGGGAACGTTGTAGAGGTCGCGCATGTTACACACCAACGTCGTGAAAGACGTTAAAGCATCCACGAGTTCGCTCATCGTTTCACGGGCAGCGGCGGGAACATGCCAGCTACACTGTCCACCTTTAGGGCATTGGTAAGACCGCCCACCTTTCATGATTCTGCCGCATTCGGCGCAGCGTGAACCCCATTCAAAATTGTTCATTTTAGTTCCTTTGCTTGATATGCCAGTGCCCACAGCAGGGGCAGTTTTCAACTACGCTTTTGGTTCCATACATCGCCCGGTGAGCCTGCATGAGTTCGCGGGCAGACGTGAGAGAGCGGAAGGGATGCGACAGCAGACAGCGTATCCAGTTCACAGGAACCGCCAGCAGAGCCATACCGCGACAGCAATGAGAGCGGCGATCCCGAATCCCTTAAAGAATCCTCGAACCAGTCCGGTCTGGTAGGCATTGAACTGGACGAGTCGGGTGTAGGCTTCCGCTTCCTCATCGGCAGAGGCGAAGAAGTTGGCGAGTTCGTCATCCTTGACGGCGTTCATTTCAACACCTCCACAGCCAGGTAAAGAGTCGATGCAATCAGGAGAGCGGCCGCGGTGTAATTCAGTTCTACCTTGGAAGGCTTGAGAATGCCGCTAAAGGGGTAATCCTTCGTGGGCATCTCGTGACGGTCGCAGACGCGGTTGGTGGTCTCGTACACCGTCTCGTTGGCTGCAACGCGGTACTGTGCGGCCTGTGCGCGTAACAGGGTGTCATCGTTGAGCCAGGCTGATTTGCGAATCTCTTCAGCCCGGAGGAGTCTTTCTTTGCTGAGTCTTCGGAGTACGGCGGGATCTGGCATGTACATGGTCGTTCCTTTCAATCTCTAACGCCTTCGTATTTGTTTGCGATGATGTTGAACGGTCCAAAGCAGGCAATGAGCGCCGTTTCCTCATGCTTATCCATGAACTCATTGGCTGAGTTAACCGTGGTAGTGATGGCGCGAACCTGAAACCGTTTGCCCATCGCGTAAATCCAGAGTGTCTCGCCGTCCTTAGCTGATGCGTGTTGAATCAGGGGAAGGTCGGCGTATTTATCAATGATGTAGCTCATGCGGTGTTTCCTTTCGGCTGACTCTGCATTTTCACGGGCTGGTCACCGTCTATCGGCTGCATTAAGGCCCCGAGGGCTTACCGCAGTGGGGGCAGTTCATCGAACAATTCCATGCCGAGCACAATTAGGGCAAATCTCCCCAACCTTTAGTGGCAATCCGCAATCAACACAGAAACGATCGTGAATATACCCAACCTCGGGATCGTCCTTACACTTGCAGATGACGCTTCCACAGGTCAGACAACCCTTGAGTAGGATTCTCCGTCTCGCTTCTGCTTTAGATCGTGACCATGTAACGCGCCCCATTTAGCGTCCCCCTTGACGAATAACCACAATGGCAGCACTCAAAAACATCAGCCCAAGGATGATTATTGAAAACCACCACTCCCGCCAGAACTTCATTGCGCACCCCCTTGAGGCTTAAGCAGTGCAAGAATATTAGCGTGGCACCACAGCGAGGGAAGCATCATTCGGCACGGTGCAACCTTGCCACGAAAGTCTGTGAGGAGCCACGCATTACCGTCGCCATCACGGAACATCCACGCATCCTTGAATGACGGTCCTGCAAACTCGAAACCGTATTCTTCCATCAGCTTAGGAACATCAGAAGACTTTGCCACCGAAAGATATGCTTCTTGTGCTCGCGTCATTTTCATCTCGTCTCTCCTCACTTGCAAATACAAGGTATTCACTGCCTTGACTCTGCATTTACACGGGCTTGTCACCGTCCACGGCTGCATTGCGGCCATCAGGCCGGGGTTACGCGAAGAGTTCGAGCGCGGCAGCATAACGCGGATCACGGTCGTGGATTGATTCCTGCTGAAACTTCATATTTCCCTGCATGATGGAGATGGTCCCGTAGATGGTCAGCTCTGCGATGTATGTGCGGCCGTCGTCACCGTCTACAATCCGCGCCATCTTCGCGTAGGTCAGTTTTTTGGTTGCGCCGTCAGTAACGCGGGTTCCGCGCTCGCCGCGCTTGGCGTCCTGTTCAATCTCAAACCGAGCCGTAACACGGTGTTTCTCGCTCGGCCAGTTCTCAATCACTGCGCTCATTCTTGGGTTGGAGTAGGCCATGCCGCTAACCTCATCGAAAGATCAACCATCGCTTTGAAGTGCTTTTCAACGTAGGACATCTTCTTTAACTGAAACGACCAGCGACCGGATGGAGGCTTTCTGCTCCTCGGTTCCCATCTTCGCGAGCGTCGTTTCGGTTGCCCAGTCGAACAGCTCGATCATCTTTCCCTCGGAGTACAGCGCATAAACGCAGCACACCTTTGGAAGAGTCTTTGGAATAATGCGAGAGCCTTGCACTGGCCTCATGCGACCTTCTTCACCGCGATCTGAAGGATTGAAATGACATACTCACGGAGCGTCGTTCCAGACTTAATAGCCTGAATCTTCAACTCCGAAAGCAACTTGGGATCAACGTTATTGACACGTAGATGTTTCATGCAGGTGATAATGACACTGAATAACACTCGTGTCAATAGTGTACGCAAATTATTTTGTTACTTCACGTCTATTGTCATGTTGGCAATTAGACAGCGGGTTTACACTGCAAACGTGAGTCACGATGTTGAGCACGTTTCTGCCGTCGGTCCCCTTGCCTATATTCGTGGTCGTCATGCCAACGGGGAGCCGCTAGGAGCTATCGCGGCCGACTTGGGGGTATCTGTGCCGCTTGTGAGCCAATGGATCGCAGGAACGCGGGTTATATCGCGTCCCGTGGCCATCCTGGTGTCAATGCGCAGTCGATCCGCGCAGGATTGGCCGGCAATTGGCGAGTAGTTCGATGCGCTAGGGTATTCAAGCCTAGGATCGTTACTCATTCTGAAGGCGATACATAAACCTTGACACATCTAATGACACAACTAGAGCGGTAGTCCTGTCCAGAGCTGAGGTGATGGCCCGGACTTGTCCGGCATAGGCCGGCGCGACGGCTTTGACGTCCCAAACCACTCATCCCAAAAATACCGCAATTGCCAACTTGACAATTCATAATCATAATCATCATAATAGTCACCATGGAACTCAAGTGTGGCCGATGTGGGTATGAGTGGCGTCAGAAGCAGGCGCATGTGCGGCCGAAGGAGTGCCCATCCTGTAAGAGTCGGAGGTGGAGCGATGCCGTTACCGGAGGAGTATTGGCCGTGCCCGTTGACGATCGAGTGCCTGATGGTGGCACACGGTCAAGGGCGGATATTGCACGAGAGAGCATACAGGGCATTGGAGAACTCCGGTCTGGTTCAGGACTGGCCGGGAAAGCCGGGGTACGTGATAACCACTCCGCGAAGACGGAAGTTCGTGGAGATGCTGGAGGCGGTTCCGCTTCCGGTACAGAGGTGGGTGGACCCGAGGACACTTGCGGATACCGGGAATACTCAGGAGAGTTGGGAGAATTCGTTTATTGCAGGCTCCCCAGACACTCCAACCGAACCAGGCACGGAAACTGGAAGTCAGAGTGAAGGGCTGTAAGCGGAAGGTGAATTGAAAATGACCGAGGAAGAGTACAGAGCAGAACGTCTCGCGACGATTCGCAGAGCGACAGGATACTTCGGATGGCTCGTGTTCTTCGCTTGCTGCTACCTGTTTTGCAAATGCTAGCCGGTCCGAATTTGGACTGATTGATTTGGACTAGTACCGGGAGGGACGATGAGCGCGAACGATGAACAGGTTGGCGGTGACCACTACCGCAGCAAGCCGATCCAACCGTGGGACTTCATCATTGCCAACGGCATCGGATTTCTCGAAGGCAACGCTATCAAGTACATCGCTCGCTGGAGAGAGAAGGGCGGCGTTGAGGATCTGAAGAAGGCTCGACACTACATCGACAAGCTCATCGAAACAGAGAGCGATGTGAAGCGATGAAGCGGTTCCTGTGTTTCCTCAGATTTGGACAGTGTGGTGGAAGGTAGGCGACATCGGCAAAGGTGAGTCGATGTACCAGTGCGCTCACTGTGCGTACACGATTGTGCTGGATAACGTGAGTGGGAGAGAACGATGAGTAGGCCGCATATAGTCGGATCGACCAACGACGAAATCTGGGATTACTATCAAAAGCTGTCTCAGATGCTCAAGGACGATGGAACACGAGAAGGCGGAGAGGTGTTGATGATGGCAGGAATCATTGAACTTCTCACGCAGATTGCTATACGTCTACCGGAGCCGAGAAGCTAAAGGCACCCCGGCCTGCGAGGAAACAATGAGTCACGATCTATTCCTGGGAACCACTGACGAGATTTTGCGTGACATTTTGCACGAGTTGCGCCAGATTCGACGTAAACTCGAACCAAGATTTACGCTTCGCATCCAACAGAAGGAATGCACTGTTGTGGAGTGGGGCGATGGAAATAAATCAGAATTCTGGAGCGTAAAAACAATGCCAGCCATCACCGCAGGTTCATCGGGAACCTTCTTTCTTTCAGCCACCGCGTCAGACAACTCGACGCCGGTACTGAGCGCCCAAACCCTCACCGCTGACGATACCAACGTCACAATCGCCCATGACACCTCTGACACCTCCGGCAACACCTTCACGGTCACCGTGCCGGCCTCGGACACCGCTACCACCTTCAACCTCTCAGCATCGGCCTCTGTAACGTCGAACACATCCTCGACTCCGCAGACCGTCACGGCGTCCCTGGCAGTCACCATCTCCCCGATTCCGTCGGCGTGTTCAGGGAGCATCGCGGCCACGGTCCCTGTGACGTTCACGCTGTCGATCGGAGAGAAGTAAACCAGTTTGCAGCGGCGGCGTGGAAGGACACGCTGACGACGGTCAAGGCAGATTCATCGCGTAGGACCTCGACGGAGCTACAGGCGCCCCGAAAGGGACACAGCCAGGTGGGTAAAGATGGGGCGAGAGAAGCAGGCAAGCGGTCTTTGCCGAAATTCTCTTAGTTTCCTGCCGCGGGACCGAGGATAGCCGCAACTTGCCAAGCAGGTATCAAGCCCTGCCCGCTGCAATTCACCTTCTCACGACAGGTCCAAACACTTCCCATCCCATAATCCCCACTAGGATCCAGAGAACCAGGTAAGCTCCCGCTCGCCGGAACCACGCCGGTTGAGCAGGTTCGTAGTTCGACCACACGCCAAAGATGATGGCTACCACGTAGATCACCCAAAAAAGTATCCCAAGCGGCATTTGTCACCTCTCAGGACTTGGATGCAGGATAGCTACTGGTCCGAATTTGGACCGATTCTATCGGTATTCTCGCTCTGCCAGTTCGCAGTAAAACGAGCATGAGAAGTTCGGGTCCAGTGCCATGTTCCCACGTCCAGGAGGAAGATCGGAAAGGCTCATGCGCTCACCCTTACGGGGACCGCTGCGGAACTGGAGGAAGTACGCTCCCTCTCCGATGTCTTCCTGAATCGCCTTGATTTGCACGAAATCCTGCGGGAAGTCTTCACGAATATTCATCCAGTAGTTCTGACCACCCTTAGGGCAGCCGATACAGTTGGTATTCTGATACCCAAGTCGATACATGTGCGGAAGTTCAATCCCTGCGCGTTCGACCATCGAAAGGCAGTCCGCTTTCGTGAGCCCCTTTTCCACTAGCGGAGACTGCGCGTTCTTTGATGGGAAGTTCTCTCTAAAGTCTTCGAGACGGTCCCACTCCTCGGCAGTGAATCCCAGAATGTTAATGTCGCCATCCTGCGCAATCTCCGCAAGCAGTTCACGCTTCAGCTTGAGAGAGCATGGAGCTCCGTGTGGCCCCTTAATGAACCGAACCCGCGTCCATACCTCACGGGCCGATGCTCCGTACTTCTCGTCACGCAGGGTTGTGATGGGATGGTCGAACCACTTCTCACAGTCAGCAGCGAAACGTCGATTGTCGGAGTCTTCTTCCTTCAGGAAAGCATTAACGATGATGACGTTCTCATGGCCGTAATGAGCCAGAGTTAACTTCGTCGCCACCGCCGATGCTGCACCGCATGAGAATTGGCAGACTATCCTATTTTCCCTCTTAGTTTCCATTGAGATCCCTTCTAAAGACTACGCCGGGGTTAGGTGGGAGACACGAAAGGCAGGGCACAAATCCTTTCGCATCAGGGGTACGCCGTCCGTCAGTATGGGTCCCATCAACGGGTGCAAAGGTCCACTTACGCAGGCTCCCGCAGAAGTCTGTGCCCTATCGACCAGGACCACGCGCACCACGCGCAGGGCTGCCGGATCAGCTTGGGGTGACTATTCCCCTTGCACGGATACACGTATCCGGTTTGACGGGGATAAACAAGTCGAATTGTTCGAGAGTTTTTCCAAAGTCACAACCTGACAATTGCAATAATGCATCAAATGAGGTAAGGTGTCAATTAGCCAGTTGCCCGGCACCCGTGGTCACTCCTGACAAAGTCCCACGCACTGACCCTCACCGCCCGGTGGGGGTTTGGTGTTTCTGGTGTCTACTGCCAACTTGACAATTAGCTTGTGGTAAAGTTGTGGGCAGATGATTCACGATTACTCAGGAGAGCGCCTTCGGTCGTTGAGGAAGAGATCCAGGCTGACTCAGGCCGAAGTCCTCAAGCTCACCGGAATCTCAGAAGCCACGCTCTGCTATCTGGAGCGAGGCACTCGCAAGGCGCAGACCAACACCCTCCAAAAGCTCCTGAACCTCTACGCAATGAAGATCCAGTACTGGAACAACGTCGAAAAAGTCTTTGAGGAGAATCCCAATGGAAGTATCCCTTCCCAAGCAACTGTCCGGCCCGGAAGCTCTGGAGTCGATCCTGTTCGAACTCCGCAAAAAGTGGCGCATGAACGGCAGGTTCCAGCCTCACATGGCCTACCCCGGCTACAGGGCCAGAGTCACTCTTGAATACTACCCGGCTGCCAGCTTCATTCCGGCGATCGAGCAGACCGTCGAACTCGACACCGCTCCTGAGGGCTCCGTGGTGAGCCAGACGGCGACCGTGGAGGAAACGGTGGAGATTCCGGTACGTCCTCCCAACCAGGTGCGCGAAGAGAGCGACATGCCCACTCCCGTGCTCACGCAGGACGAACAGGGAAACAACGTCGAGAAGTGGGTTAAGCGTTCCGGCAGGGTGCCGAAGAACAAAGTCAAGGGCGGTCACGTCCACGGCGGTGAGCCGGAGGTGACGATGGTCCCGACAGCGATCCCTGTAGGGAAGGAAGAGGTTACCGCGTGAAATTCCGAAAGAAGCCAGTCGTTATCGAGGCTGTTCAATTCACAGGACGCAATGATGCTGAAGTGATGGCGTTCTGTCCCATCGCCGTAGACCCGGAAGATCGTGGTCCCTCCCTCATCATTCCGACGCTAGAGGGAAACCACAAGGCGCTTCCCGGCGACTGGATTATCAAGGGTGTCAAGGGAGAGTTTTATCCCTGCAAGCCTGACATCTTCGCAGCCACTTACGATGCCGCCTAAGAAATTCAAGCCGAAGCAGAAGCGCGACCGCAAGGCCGAAGCTATTGCGCGGCTTCGTATGCGATGGGAGAAGGGGCATGAAAGCGAAGAGTGGGATCCGCAATCGGAGCCGATCATTACGCCTATGCTTCGGGCGGTGGATGGTGGAATTGAGCGTGTCATCGAAGCCCTCAGAGCCCACGACGACGATGACGCCAGAGAATTTCTTGGAGTCTACGACTCTACCGGATTGGGGGACCGTCGAAACCTCCCTCTTGAAACGCTGGCGTTTGTATCGGGAATCGGCAGCCTACGCCTTGCCGAATTGGCGCAAACCGCCCTCTTCCTTCACGGACAACTGAAGACCAATCTCCTGATGTCCTCACACCTTCCCGGCATCGTGGAACGGTCCCTCAAAGAAGCAAAGAAAGCGAAGGGATTCATCGACCGCGAGTGGATGCTGAAGGCAGGAAAGATTCTCCCCATCCCCAAGGGCGCACAGGTCGCCATCCAGAACGTCTTTGCGGACAAGGAAGAGAAGCCGGAAAGCAGCACTCCTGCGTGGCGTGACGCTGAAGATCGACTCCATGAATTCCATGCGATGACCGATCCGAAGAGACTTCCATCCCCCGCAACACCACCTGTCACCATTGGCGGGCATATCGATCAGATGCAGTCCGAGACTGTCGAAATTATGAGGGACTAGTGTTTAGCCAGCAGATGGCATACGCGAAACTCGAATCTGTTTCCGCTCGGACAGGATGGATTCCCGAGTACCATACCCTCTCGCAAATAGAGTCTTTCCATTCTCATTTTGTCGAACTCGGCAAGAAGGCTGATGGTCACGGCAAAGACCTAGAAGATTTGCTCGGCTTCGATGAGATGAAGTTTATCGACAATGAATATCGCATCTGTGCGGCCGACTACCGCTACTGGTCTGAGAACTACGCATGGATCAATGCAAACGGAAAGATTGTTCGCTACCAGCCTCGCGCCACTCAGAAGATGCTCCTCGAACTCTGGGCGGAACGGAATGAAGCGAGTCTAGCCATTGAGCAGCAGGTTATGAAAGCTCGCCAGCAGGGTCTTTCCACCGCTGTTGAACTCGCTATCACCTACCTCGTTAATTTTGGAATTGGAGTCAAGGCGGCAATCGCCTCCTATGACTCAGACGCCTGTGAGCGAATGGGCGGAATGATGCAGCTCGCGTACAACGAAATGCCGTCATGGATGCGAGCTAACCCCACGTCAGACCGCGCCGGATCACTGATGGCCTTCGCTGGCAACAACACTCGCCTGACGCTCTACTCAGGAAAAAAGGCTTCCGGCATCGCCCGCGGCGACACCCCCTCTGTCATCCACATCTCCGAAGTTTCAGTCTTTCCCAAGGCTGACGAGATCATCGAAAACTCACTTTTCCAGTCAGTCCATCCCACGCCGAATACCTTCATGATCCTTGAATCCACAGGGAACGGGAACACAAACTGGTGGGCGAAGACGTGGTACTCATCGCGGGACTTCTGGGCATCTGGCGGCGCCCGACTTCAGCCAATCTTTTTCCCGTGGTTCCTAGCTGACGATCTCTTCCCTACAATCACATGGCGTAAGGAACATCCCGTTCCCGGTGGCTGGATGCCACTCCCTGAGACGCAGCGCATGATGGACAAGGGAGCGTCCTACGTACACCAGACGCCGCTTCTACGGCGCTTTATGGGCGATGCGTGGAGGATGCCGAACTGGCAGTCCTACTTCTGGGAACAAAAGTTGCTGGAGTACCGACGCAAGGACAACGAGAATGGTTGGCTACAGGAGATGCCTTGCGACGACATCGATGGTCTCCGGCCGGAAAAGGAACTTTACTTCTCGCTCTCAGAGAATGAAAAGCAGGACAACTCGCGGGAGACGTACTCGGCATGGGCGATTGTCGGTGAGCAGATCCCCGAAAAACTCCATCCCGACCCCTACGACATCAACTATGACCGGGAGCGGTTCAAGATCACCTATGACGGACACGTTCATGACTTGAGGGGACGATCGAACAAGACTTTCGAATGGGAGTTTGTCCCCTTGAAGCAGCCGCAGGAGAGGGGAGTCGAACTCTTCAACGGCAACAACAAACTCCTGATTTACCAGTGGCCGGAAGAGGGGTATGACTACGGGATTGGCGTAGACAACTCCGGAGGAACCAAGCAGGACAACTCCATTCTTTGCGTCGTCCGGCATTGCCTGATTCGTAACGAGCCCGATGAAGTGTGCGCGATGTTCGCCTCGAACACCATTAACCCTGCCATGATGCACACCTACGGCCTCGCGCTGGCTGCGCTCTACAAGGTGGACGGCTTGCCTTATGGCGAGCCCCTGGTAGCGATTGAGCAGGTTTACGGCATGGGTGACGTGATGCAGACCCAGATGATCGGGATGGGGTACAAGCGGTTTTACAAGTTCTCCCGTCTGGACGGCCTGAACCCGAACAAGGACAAAAAGCGGTCGAAGAAACTTGGCTGGTACACCTACGACTGGTCCCGCAACTTCATGCTCTCGCTCTACAAAAACGCGGTCGAGAATCACTGGCTGAAGTTGAACGATCCATTCCTCATAAAGCAGGAGATTCCCTCATTTCAGGCTGACCAGACCGAAGGCGGAAAGACGAAGTTTGAGCACGAGCAGGGAAAGAAGGATGACCGCATCTTCGCTTCGGGGATTGCGTTCACAATCCTGAACGATACCGAGTCGATGACCCGCAGGCTGGAGAAGCCATTTGAGGAAGAGGACGTAAAAGCGGAGACAAATTATGCGTTCCCTGTTGGATACAACGTGAGTTACGATGAATTGTCACAGGAATTGAACCTGATATGAAAGTTCAACTGAAAGAGCGGGACTACTCCTTCGAGAACGGCAAGGAAGTGCTTTGGTACGCGGAGCACTACCAGACCAAGCGCATCTTCTTCACGTCTCCCTTGTCTCCCGTACCTCACGGCTATGTTCGCCACTGCACCAAGAATCCTAAGGAGATGGACCGGCTATTCAACCGGATGCACGAACAGGAACGCGCCAAGAACGAGCAAGTCATCGAAGGCATCCTGACTCGTGGCCGGGAGCACTATGACCGCCTCCGCTCGGCGCTGCGCACGCGCCTCCAGTCTGCCGGGGTATCGGACGCAGAGAAGAACATCATCCGCGCCTCGCTGAAGTTGATGGACGAGCGGGACTCGAAGATGCAGCAGAACACGGTGTACGGTGTGAGCGCGATGCAGGAATCAGAGGCTCCGCTTGAGCCGACGAGAACGAGGATCATGTAATGGCCATTCAGCTAGGAACCGTTGTTGGTCGTAAGCAGTATTTCAATTGGCGTCGTAGTTTCATGAACGACGGATGGATTACTGACAACGATGGCGTGGTTCACATTCCACTTAGGAACGGAAAAGAAGCATTGATAGACAAAGCCGATGAGCCTTTAGCGAAAAGGTTCATGTGGAGGCTCAGGGCTCACAAGGGCTGCAAAGGGAAGATGTACGCCGAAGCGAAAAGGTTAGAGGACGAGTTGGTTTGCGCGGGTCAGAAGAGTGTCATATCTCTTCATCGACTCTTGCTTGGCTTTCCGGCAGGATTGCATGTGGATCACGCGAACGGGAACGGTCTAGATTGCAGGCGATCAAATATTCGCATCGCAACAGCAAGCCAAAACGCCTCTAATCGTGTCTATGCTAATCGGCATGGATACCGTGGAGTAATCAGGCTGAAGAATTGCCGCTCAAAGCCATATTCGGCACAATGTCAGCACGATGGGAAAAATCACGGCCTCGGCACATATCGAACCGCAGAGTTAGCTGCTCTCGCGTATAACTTCTACGCTTACCAAGTGTTTGGCCAGTTCTCAATCTTGAACGAGGTGACACCTTGCCAAGCAATGAACTAAATTGGCAAATTCCGAACTTTGAGGAGCCGGACGACAAGAAGCTGGCATCCGTTCAACAGGCCATCGAGCAAGGAATCAAGTGGAACGAAGACCATCTGGATCAGACTTCCATTCAGAAGGCAATGGACATTCTCGCCGGCAAGACTGGCAGCGAACGCTCCGGGGGATGGTCAACCTTCACGACCGGCGACCTGAAACGCGCTGTGACGGAGACAGTCGAGACGCTGGCTGACATCCGTCCCTTCTGGGGATACTCGACGGACAACAAGGCATTCCAGAAACACGCGGACATGCTCTCGAAGACAGCGAAGGCGATCTACCTCGAATACTTCGTTGACCGAGAACTGAAAGAGGCTTTGCAGTTCGCCGCGGCTACCTCCTGTGGATTCCTCCATCCCTTCTACTCGCGTGGCTGCTTCGGCATGGGGGAGGGCGAGTTTCGCTTCATGGCTCTCGGACAGCCCGACGTTCTCCCTGTGCAGCTTCCACGTGACCGGAACTATCAACGCGCCTACATCGTGACGCTGGCGATCCCCTTTGGCGTGGCAGAGGCTCATGCACGGTTCCCGCTCTATCAGCAGTACATCAAGCCATTCGCTGCAAAGCGGTACGGGAAGACGAAGGGCGGGGAAGTCAATCGCGGTCGGTGGGAGAAGGCGCGTCAGCAGATGCACGGCCTCGGTGGGCAGTTGGAGCAATACTGCGACATCTACTACACCTACGTCCTTGATCTGAGAATCAACTTCGGAGAGATGGATGCGGAAGGGAAGCCGGTCATCGGAGAAGACGGGAACCCGGTCGGAAAAGAACTGGAGATGGGCCAGCCGGGAACCTCGTGGCACTACAAAGTCCCCTACGTGGGTCAGACGATTACCCGCTTTGAGGGAGGTCGAAATGTTGAACGTCCTGCGACTGAGGACGATTGCCGCGTCTACCCGCGCCGGAGGCTGATGATCTCCTGTGACTCTGCTCTGATGTACGACGGTCCCGCCTTCGACCGGCACGGCATGGTGCCTCTGGTTCCGTTCTACTTCGACAAGTGGGCATGGGGCGATGCGAACTCCCTCTTCGACGGGACATGGCCGCTTCAGGATGCGATTGATGACCTGGCAAGGTCGATCTACCGCGTTGCGATGGCCCGTGCGAAGCCTGGGAAATCCTATAACGCCGATATCACTACCGGAGACAAGAACGCAAAGCTAACCTCACGACAGGCAGAGGGGATTGATCCATTCTCTCCAGATCAGACCTACGCTGTAGACGGGGACAACAAAGAACCAGTGATGCGTCCACTAATGCCGGAGTGGTGCTACAACATCCCTGAGTGGGTATTCAAGGTAATCGAACTTTTGCAGAACTCCATCATGCGCCAGATGGGGCTCGATCAGATCAAGTCCCTCGAAAAGCTTAGGGCAAACATTCAAGATCCCGAGAAGGCTCTCGACGCAGAGGGTCCGGTGGTCATGGGAACTTCGCGCTCAATGGAGCAGGGATTGCGCGACATGGGCGAGATGATGAAGTACCTCATCCTCCAATACCTCACCACGGCAAGGGTCATGCAGTACGTTGGTCCGGAGTCGATCGCGCCGGAAGTCTTCGACTACGCGCCGGACATGGTGATTCCCTCGCACCTCCCCGGCGAACAGACCATCGACGCTGAAGGAAAGCCGGTTCCCTCGAATGCCGATGAGGGGCAACGCGCCGAGAACTTCGCCAAGAATATCCGCTACTACATCACTCCGCACTCTCTGCACTACATCGCTCAGAACAAGTTCAAGCTGAACCTCTTGGCAGCGCAGGGCAAGGGAGTGATTGTCGATCCCGAGACGATGGCGAACGCCTTTGAGATTCCGAATTGGGGCTCCATCGAAGGCTCGACGGTGAAAGAGAAGGTTTTCAATTGGGCCAAAGAGCAACTGACCGAAAAGGCAGAGATTGCGAAACTGGCAAAAGCTCTTGGGTTCGGTGGAGAAGATGAGGAAGGCGGCAAGCCGGGGCCAGCGCCGGGGCATGGCGGCCGTCCGGCTTCAAACAAGCAGGCACCTCGCGCAAAACAGAAGGGCTTGGCTTCAGGCGGCAGGGCAGTAGCCAGCACATCGGGGTAGAGTATGTGGACACTCAGGGAATTCAAAAGACTCGGCGAACAGGAATCGACTCAGGGTGAGAACATGGGTCCGCGATACGGCCACGTCTTTATGTGGTTCGCTTATGGATCGAAGCTATGGATGTTGCACTTTCACCCGGAGCCACGCCCGCATTGCAGTTGCCAGAAGTAGTCCAAATTCGGACTGGAGAAAGAAATGATCACAAAGACGGTAACAATCGCTCAGCACACGACCAATGTGACGTCGGAGCACAAATGCAACGATGGTGGCCGCGAACTTCTCTTGGAACTCTTTGACGACCTTCACAGCGACAAGCGCGTGGGCACCATGCGAGCACAGTTTGGGCCTGGCGGATCGATCTCACATCTCGAATTTGTAGAGACAGAACGCATCAAACAATCGGAGATCGAAGTCGAGGAGAAGTTGCCTGAAAAACGCTACCTCTAGCTGTCAAGTTGGCAATTGATTATCATTCACCCTAAACAATTGAAATAAACGCGCCAACTTCCCTATTTCCAATTGACGCAGTAATTTCGTGGCCTTATGTTTGGGGCAACGGATTACTGCTCCCTTCTGTATGAATGCGGTCAGCGGCTCCTAAATCCCAAACAGGAGAATACGCACATGCGTCACAAGAAGGGTCACAAAAAGCTGAGTGTGAAGGGCGCCCATCTCGGGCACAAGCACGGCGGCAAAAAGGGTCGCGGTCGCAAGCGCGGTGGGAAAAAGCGCTAATGGGATCGTTTCCTCCATCGGTCACACAGGCACCTCCGGACGGCGGCAACGCTCCTGGGGGTGCTCCTGCGTCCGGTGGGGGAAGCCCAGCGATTAAGCTCACCATGCTCGGTCAGTTGATTGAGGGTCTTGCACAGCAGTTCCCGCAAGGCCAGCAGGGCATTCAGATGATGCTCAAGGGCTTGCGCATGGTACAGGCGTCAGCGGCGGCGGGATCGGCACCACAGCAACCCGCAGCGCCACCCCGGTAATCCTGACATGGAGACGAGATGACAGAACTCGAATGGCTCAAGCAACAGTCAGGTTACACGGACGACGAACTCAAAGCATTTGAATCTGTGATGGGCAGTGCGAAGTTTGTCACGATGCTCCAGAAGATTCAGGCATCCGTCTCTGCCGCAGAAGCGGCGCGGAAGGCCGCAGAGGAAAATCTCCTCATCAACGAGAACAACCACAGGAATCAGGTCGTTCCTGAACTCCGCAGGGTTACAAAGGAAGCCATCGACGCTGTTGGCGAGAATGCCCGACTGAAAGCGGAACTCGAAAAAGCGCGTGAGTATGGAATCGTTCCTGAGGCAGTGACTCCCCCGGCTGCGAGCAACGAACCGCCCCGCGCTCCCGGCTCTCCGGACCCCAATTCCATCTCCCGCGACGATTTTGGCCGATTTGAAAACAGACAGTCCCGCACTATCATTGCGCTCAACGACCTCAACGCGGAGCACTTCCGGTTGTTCGGTTCGCCCCTGGGCGAAACGCAGGCACTCGTTGACGACGTGACCCGCGAACACACTCTCGGCAACAAATCATTTACTTTACAGCAGGCGTGGGAGCGGAAGCACAACGTCCCGGCCAAGCGCGAAGAACTCCAGAAGGCGGAACAGCAGAAGGTCATCGACGCTGCCGTGGCCGCAGAGAAGAAGAAGTGGAACGAATCGCAGGGCGCGAACCCCAACGTGCGCTCCGGTGTTCCGAGCAGATTTTCGACGTACAAAGCCACTGACGCGGGCAAGGAACCTTGGAAGGCTCCGAAGTCCAAGCAGGAGGCAAATCGCTCATGGCGTGAGAACGCTGTGGCGAAGGTTCGTGCAGCAACAGCAGCATAAGGGAAACATGGCATACGAGCCCCTAAAACCCGGTCAGAGTCTTGAACCGACGCTCACTCCGAGCGAACTGGACGCCGCGTTCTTTGCTGGCTTCTACGACGGAGAGGGAAGCGTCTGCGGGCGCAAGGGATACAACGTCGTATCTGTCCATGTGGTCCAAAAAGACCCCGAGTTGCTATTCAAAGCTCGTGATCTATGGGGCGGTAGCATTACTTTTCGCGTCAACACCTCTGGTCCGAGTGAAGCCTTTGAAGGCTACGACTCGTGGAACAACCCTGTCTACAGATGGCAGATAAGCGGTGACCGAGCGAGAGTGTTTTTGAAATCGATATACCCCTACCTTTCAAGTCGCCGTAAGGGGCAAATCGACAAGGTTTCGCTGAAGTTGTCGAACAGGATAGCTCGCGTTTCTCCGAAGCTCACGCCAGAACGGATTGCGAAGCGGGCCACGATGGACGCTCACGAAAAGTATCTGGAGAGCAAGGAGCACAATCGCAAGCTCCATCTCGAACATAACCGGCAAAAGGATCGCGAGTTTCAGCGTAAAAAATTTGGCTATCGGCCAAGAAAGGCTACCGAACAGACGTTGACAGTTCAGTAGTTTTGGGGGTGTGCTATTCCCGCATTCGGACCACTTTTTCCTGAGGTACCGGCAGTCACCGTTAATGAGATTATTGACGGCTTAATCTTCCAAAATTCTTACATCGCGACCCCGTTTCAGCGGCGTATGCGTGCCTCGGGTGCGTATGACCCGTTCGGCGGCGGTGCGGCGATGCAGATCCCGCAGTTGTACCAAGGCGCACAGGGCGGGGCAATCTTCCCCGGCCAGGATGTCTCGGTCAACCGCGTGCAGATGATTACTGCCGGCCTCTTCCAGCCAAAGCTCTACGAGAAGCACATCCTCGTGGAAGAGTTTTCGCTGGAGGTGCAGAACACTGGCCCCGAAGCTCGCGTCTCGATCCTCGAAGCCTACCTCAACCAGATGCAGGAAGGCATTGACTTCCAGTTGGAAGGCGATATGTTCCGGCACGGGCAGGCGGCAGGCACAGGCGTTTCGGACGACCGTCTCGCCTCAATCAACGGCATCTCGGAAGCGGTGAATGACGGCGTAACTCCCTCATGGGATGGCAACGTCTTCCCGACGTACTCCTCGCAGACACGCAACGGCGCCATCGCCGCTTCGATGAACTCGACTCCGGTGTGGTTGGGTGACGCCAGCGGCAACCCGGCTCCTCCGAACTATCAGGAATTACTCAAACTCTACATGAGCACCATCGGCCGCGTTGACCTGATGGTGACCTCGTGGATCGGGTACTCCGCGATTGCTTCGGCATTCCAGCGCCAACAGCGGTACGAGACACGCGATGACCAGAACATCAACTGGTCCGGCATCAAGTTTGAGGATGCGACGATCTTCGAGGATGACATCGTTCCGTCGTCCAGCCCGAAGCCTTCGATCGCAAACCTCTTCCAGTCGCCGGATGGCACTGCTCCGGCACCGGGCGCGATTCAGACCGGCCAGTTCACGCTGACGCAGGCCATGCTTGTGAACCAGGCGACCTCGCTGCTCCCGAACCTCGGGTTCACATCGAACGCGACTGCATCACTGACGGGTGGATTGAACACCATCGTTGTCGGAGAACCAATCTTCGGTCTGGACGTCGATTCGTGGAAGTATCGTCCGGCCAACACGGGGACATTCAACTATCACATGATGGACCCGATTCGCTATCCGCAGAACCCGACGCTTTACACGCAGTTCTTGCGGCACGCGCTCAATTTCTACACGCCAACACCGCGGCGTCACTTCCAGGGTTACGGAATTCGCGGATAGTTTTTGTTTTGAACTGGCTAGGAGACAGAAATGCCGAATTTACCGACAGCAGCGGGAGTTTTTGTACCCGGTTTTCTTAACACGTGCAACTCCACGTCTCCTTCAGGACAGGGGGACGCCTACGGCAACGTGTATCCGAGCGGCCTTGCACCGGGGAAAGTGGTGCAGCTTGGCACCTCGGAAGCGCAGAGTCTCGCGGCTCCCGGCACAACTCTCTTCGACGGTGCGTACCAGTGGGTGCTTCTCGACTCCGGCGCGACAGCCGCGAATGCACTGGCAGGCATGGCCGCGTACATCCGGCTTGACTCCGGCGCGACGGTTGGATCCATTCCTGAGTCCGATTACGACAATCTGAGCGTCACGACTTACGACCAGGTGACGAATCAGTCGGCAGCCTCTCTCGCGGCGGGTGTGTTCATCAACCCGGCGACGGTTGGCGGCGTGGCGACGGCTCCGACTCCCGGCAACTGGTGCTTCATCTTTGTCGGCGGCGGGCGCGTCAAGGTCAACATTGCGACGGCAACCGGAACCACAATCGGAAACTCGGTCAGCTACAACGGCTCGACCAATTCCGGGTTCACGTCGAACAACTCGAACACGGTGGACGCTACTACGCTTGGCGTGGCGGCAACGGTTCCATCGACTGCAAACGGCTGTGTGGTCTGGGTGGATGCGGTGAGAATCCGTGTCGGCAACCAGGGGGTTTAAGTCATGGCGCAAGGCGTAGGTAGCACGGTCAATCAAGGGCCGTTCAACAATCAGGACGTATTCGGCGGTCACCTTTTCGGGGCCGTCGATTACAAAGGCCCAACGTCTTACGTGCAGGGCGGCGATTCGATCGACCCCAAGATTTTCGGGTTCCCGAATACCATCCTGACCCTCATCGGTTCATGCGACCACGGCAACACCTACGTCACTCGCCCTCTGCCGTTGCAGAACGGTGTGACCGGGTGGCGTCTGGTCTGGATCGTGCAGTCAACTGGCGCCGAAGTTGCCGCGGCAGTGAATCTTTCAACGTTCACAGTGAGGCTTTCAGCAATCGGCTACTGACCGAGTTTTCGTGCGGCCTAATGGGGCTAGAGGCTTAAATCGCCTCGGCCCCCTTTTTTATGGAGCGACATGGCCTTCGTTGATATGAAGTCCGAGGTGGCACAACTTATCCCGGCAGGGTCGAGAATCCGCGCCGGAGAGCTTATCAACCGCGCTTGGAAGTACGTGCAGGACTCGTGTCTCTGGTCATTCCAGTTGGGGCAGGGAGGCTTCTCTACGCCTGCGCTGACCGATGCGGGGACCATCTCCGTGCCGTTCCTTGGATCGAATCAGATGATTGGGGATGCGACGGCTTCCGCGGCATGGCAGGCGCTTCCGTTCTATTGGGCTCCTACACTCCAGCAAATTCGCGCTCAAGGGTTCTCGATCTACTCCATTATTGCGATGGACACGACAAACCCGGCCGCGGTGGTTCTGACGCTGGACCGTCCATTCATCGACCCTCTGCCGAACTTCTCGAACGTCGGATACATGATGTTTCAGGCGTACATCCCTGCACCTCCCAGATTCAAACGCTGGCTCACGGTTGCGGATATGTTCAACGTCTGGTCGCTCGACATCTGGACTCCTCGGAGAACCATCGACCTCGCGGACCCGGCGCGGCTTTACACCTCGAACCCGACGATGGTTTTGGGGCTTGGCCAGGATCAGCGCGGAGCGGGGACACCGAACGCTTCCGCGACTCTCGGCCAGCAGTTGTTCGAACTCTACCCGAACCCTCAAACGAAGATTTCTTACCAGACCTACTACGTGGCCGAAGCGCCGTATCTGGTCAACAACAACGACACCCTTCCCGACCCGATTGATGAAGAGGTGGTGGTGCAAAAGGCTCTGACGTGGGCCTACCGCGATGCGGAAGCACGCCGGGACATCATGGCGGCGAAGGGCTCTGTCGGGAACTTCCTCGGACTCAAAAAGGATTCCGAATCCGACTTTCTCACGCGCCTGAAGACGTTGCGCCTGATGGACCGCGATGCAGTGGATTCGTACATGGTGCAAATGAAGGCGAATTGTAACGGCCTAATGCCGTATTTCAACTCGACGGCGGGGAAAGCAAACATGGGAGGGTGGCGATGAAGAAGAAAAACCACTTCATTCAGAAAGCAACGGCTCGCATGAAAGCCAAAGGCACTCTCGGCAGTTTCGGGAAAGCCACTCCGAAGAAGATTGCACGCGCCAAGAAGCTAGGCGGAAAGATGAAGAAGAAAGCCATATTCGCGCAAAACATGAGAGCTATTGCTAGAAAGCGAGCAGGAAGGAAAAAGAGATGAGCAGCACTGGATCAGCGATTGTTGACGATCTTCTCGACAGCACCGTAGGCAGAGTCAAGCGTGCATATCGCAAGTACACGGGCGGCGAGAAGGAAGAGGCGAAGGAGCAAGCAAAGGGTGCGGACGAAGGCATGGTTAAAGAAGCCAACGAATCGTTTCGCAAGGCGGCTCAAACAAAGGCTTCCGCCAACCCGAAACTCGGGTCCACGAAGAAGACAGCCAGAAAGAAAGGCCAGCGTAAAAGAGCGGCAAAGTGAGTTATGCGTACCTCACATTCGGCGCGTTGAAGGCGGAACTCCTCTCCCGCCTGCAAGACCCCTCTGGCATTTTTACGACCAACACCGAGGCCGGAATTTACGTCAAGGAAGCATTGCAAGTCCTGAATGCTCAGGCGAACATCTGGAACGTCGATTATAAGTTCGACTTCAACGCCGGGGATACCTGGAAATCCCTCGACGTCATGGGTTCCCCACGCCAAAGGACCGTCACCGACGACGATATCTACAAACAGATGGAAGCAATGCTCATGGAGCCGATGAGCGGCGGGACGTGGACTGGAACAAACCAGTACAACATCGGCATCCTGTCGGCGGCGCTTCAGTATCGCCGGGATGAACTGCTCCTCCAATCAGCCGCCAATGTGCAGCGGATTACACAATCCTCTCCGACGTCCTCAGTCCGCTCCGCACTGCCAAACAACGTTCTCGACCTTTTTCGGGTGCGCTGGATTCAGGCGGACTCGACCTACGGAATGCCTTACGCGCTTGGCCGGGAGGATGTGAGCACAGCCAACGCTTTCGGTCCCTTGCTGAACATCGAATTCGGCCAGCCGGACTCGTGGATGATTACCGCGAACGCTCCGCTGGAGTTTGACGTGAGTTGTCCTCCGAACCAGCCGGGAACGTGGGACATGCTTGTTCTGAACTCCGGAGCAGCCTTTGCGCCTCCCGCGGCGACCGTGGTGGGCCTGCCGAACGACTGGACATGGGTTGCGATGTACGGTGCTCTAGCGGACGTGCTGGCGAACTCTCCTGAAGGCCGGGACTCCCTGAGAGCTAAATACTGTCTCAAGCGATACGAGCAGGGTAAGAAGGCGATGCTGAATCTTCCGTGGCTCATCGAGTCTTCGATCGCTTCAATCCCGGTAGACACGCCATCGTTCAAGGAAATCGACGCATGGCTCCAGAACTGGGAGCAGCGCCAGCCGGTTGACGATCCGAACATCGTAGTCGGCGGGGTGGACTACGTGGCACTCGCGCCGTTCAACACCGGAACCAACTTCAACGGCGCTACCGTCTCCTCAGTTCTGACTGTGGTCGGGAACGCTCCCTTGCCTTCAGTGGACGGCGACTTCGTGCAACTCGACCAGGCGGGCGTCGATGCGGTCCTGAACTACTCCCAACACCTCGCCAGCTTCAAACTCGGCGGCCGCGACTTCACCGCGACCATCCCGCTCCTCGATCAGTTTGAGGCTTATTGCCGCCAGAAGAACAGACAGTATGCAGCCCTCGGTGTCTTCCGTCCTCAACTCCTCATGGAAGGTCTTAGAGGAGATGAATTAGACCCCCGGTTTGAGAAAGACAATGGCCCAGCGACCCGATAACTTCAGGGGGATAAACCTCACAGCTCCGATCAACAGATTAGAGCCGGGGAAAACTGCGCTTGCGATTAACACGAGAGCATACGTAGAAGGTGGTTTCGTTCTTCGCAATGGGCTTGGTGATCCGGTGGTTACGGTTGACTCCTCCGTGAATGCTATCTGCCGGATGAACGACCTGACCCCTGCCGGACCTCCTTCGGGATTCGTTCGAATCATCTCGACGGACTCAGGCTCGATCTTCGCTGATTCAGCCTTGGTGGCTGAAGGCTTGAGCGGGAACCCTGTCTCCATCGTCCCGTTCCGGCCAAACACTTCAGTCCAGCCGTGGGCTTACATCGGAGACTCCGCACCGTATCCGAACGTCCTTGTCGATTCCGGCATGACGTTGGGATTCCCTTGCACGGGGATGATTAAGGTTCGCTCAGACGGGCGCTCGCGGAAGATGGGCATTGCGGAGCCTCAGCAGGCTCCCGTCGTGACGTTCCCCGGTGGAGGCTCCGGTCCATCACAGATTTTCTACTTCTACCGCTACAGGGCCAAGGAGACGGGAGCAAGGTCGAATCCATCCCCTGTATCGTTTCCGGGGACAAACTCGCAGTCCAGCCCCTCTGCGACCGAAATTGCGGCCACTGGCGGAGTCATCAACCCGAACATCTCCGTCAACGCTACGCAGTATGAAGGCAACGGCGCTCAGATCAGGACGAAGGGTATTCCGGTTGGCATCATCACCGACCCCATCATTGCCGTTGGCTTCGGTCCCTCGCTCTCGGTCCCTGCGAACGTCACCATCGACGGCGTGACGGCTGATTTGAACTGGCTCGGTCAGTTTGCCGGGACCGGCATTCTCTCAAGAGTCTCGCTCTACTATCTCGGCAACCCCATCGGGAACCCAAAGTTTCCGGACGTGCAGAATCAGTCTTTCGCTGTGGACACGTTCATTGGCGGATCGAACGACCCGTGGGGAGCGAGTCTTACCCCGGCCATCGTCAACGATCCGTCCTTCGGCTTCGGCGTCACCATCACCACGCAGTCCTCGGGAGGCAGTGACCGCTCCTTCATCAATTTTATGAAGGTCATCGTCTCCTACTCGACACAGAACGCCGACATCACTCCGGCGCCGTCTCCTGACCCGCAGGTAGATGCAATCGACTTCTTCCGGCAGGGTGGAGGACTGGCGAATCCGACCTACGTCGGGACAGGCCCAAACACGGCAACAGTCTTCACCGACACCCTCTCTGACCTTGCGGCGGCGAACAACCCGGAACTCGAGTTCTTCAATTACGAGCCGGTGCCTTCGATTGACCTTCCCCGCTCGGGAGTCATCAATGTCGATTCCTCGACGCAGACGTTGACTTACGTCTCAGGGGACCACTTCAACACCCGCTGGCTGCCGGGGACCATCATTATCATCGGACCATCTACACAAATTGCCTACACTGCCGTGCGCCGGCCATCGTCTCCGACCCTCTGGGACTTCTCGAACAACGATGTGAACGTCCCGAAGATTCCGGGCGGTACGAATCTCATCTGGAACATCGCAGAACCTGACCTGGCAGCGCAGCCGGTGGCGTACATCTTCGGTGTCACCGATAACGTCAACTACGTCTTTGGCGTGGGTGACCCAAACAGGCCGGGAACGCTCTACTGGTGTGCCGGTTCAAACCTTGACTCCTGGCCGGACACAAACCAGATGGACGTGACCGACCCGGGCGAGCCGCTGGTGAACGGAACCATGTCGGGTGGTTTGGGTGTACTGTTCTCGATTAAGAGAGCATGGTTCATCTATCCCAACTTCTTCAATGCCCTGGCGACCGTGACGGGTACTTCTGGCTCGACATGGACGCTTCAGGCGACGAGCATCGACAGAGGGCTATTTATGCCCCGGTGCCTCGCGGTCACCAAGTCGGGAAAAATCTATTTCCGGGTAGACGACGGAATCCACTTGAGCCGCGGCGGTGCAGCCTCGATCTCGATTACAGACGGTGACCTCTACCCCCTGTTCCCGCATGAGAGCACTGGAGCCTCTGGATCCATTCCGCAGCCCATCACGCGCAACGGGGTGACGATCTTCCCGCCCGACGACTCGAAGCCGCAAAAGCAGCGGTTCTCTTATCAGAACGGCTACATGTACTACGACCACATCGGGACGGACGGGGCACCACATCAGTGGGTTTTTGACGAAAGAGCAGAGGGATGGATATGGGATCAGTACGCAGGATCTCAGCCTACCGTCCACGCTCCGAATGAAGGAGAGAGCCAGCAGGGAACGTTGGTAGGCTGTTCTGACGGCACCGTGAGGCTGATGCTGTCGAATTCCGGGGAGACGATTGAAGGCATCGTAGCGGGACCGGCCATCGGCGGATTGGGGTGGATGAGCGCCTATGAAGCTACATTTGAGTACGCATGTGATTCCGGGGCCACAGTTTCATTCACGGCTGCCGACGCTAATAACGGTAGCTACGCGCCGCAACCGATTGTTCTGGGCTCGACCGGTGGTGAGATTACTAAATTCACGACCAAAGTGACCCAAAACAAATGGAAGCTGCTTCAGCCGAAGTTCGACTTCACTGACCCGACTCTCCGCGTAAACCTCGAAGGATGCGTGCTCTCTGCAAAGCCGTGGGGCGATGAGGGAACCTTCAAGCCGCTGCCGATGTTCCGGCCTGCTGGCGGCAGAGGGCCACAAGAATGAGTTCTCCTCTCAATCCGATCAATGTTCGCCTTCCCGCATTCGACCTCGAATCACCGGAGGGGAGAGTTGCTGCGCATCGCTACGTGGCTTCAGGGGTGGTCGATCTCAACCAGGCGATCGCTGCGCTCAAGTCTCAGTTGGAAGCCAAAAAGACCACTGTCACCTCCACGTCCTCCAGTTCGTCCGGGGGTGGCGGTGGGTCTACGCCTCCCATCATTTCCAGCCTCGGCGTGGTGAACGATCAACTCGGCGTGACGGCGTACACGACGCAGCAGGCCGACAATGGCGCGAAGATCATCGTTGGTGACGCATCGCCGGTCATCGTAAGCCTCGATAACACCGTCCTCATCCCGTGGTTCACGATCATCGACAATGATTCATCCTCGATGGTGTCATTGGCCCCGGTGGGGGGAAGTGTATTTGGCGAGAACACGATTCCTCCGGGCGGATTCGGCATTGTCTACTTCGATGGAGCGAACTTCTGGTGTGGAGCAACGAAACTGGCGACAAATTCAAGCTATGGTTACGTCCAGCCGGATAATCAAACCATCACGGTTGACTCTGGTTCCGGCCTTCTCAGGACTGCCGGGGCAACGGGGACGATTCATTTGGGACCGTTCCTCGATTCAAGCAGCACGGATTTGTTCGTCACGGACGGAATCATAACTAATTGGGTGCATACGCCTTAAAGAAGGGTAGGATAATTGACATGGGAAGCATTGCGAGCGGACTGTTTGATCTGTTTTCCGGTGACCCCACCCAGAAAGAGGAGCAGGGGCTTCAAAGCCTCTCCTCGTTTGAAAATCCGCTCGGCGAGAACTCCGTCTCTCAGGGGCTTGGATTTGATTCTGACATCCTCTCTGGCGATCCAACCAAGATTGCGCAGGCTCTCGCTCCAGAGATCAAAGCGGGGCAGCAGCAGGTCAATGAGCAAGCCTTGACGAATGCGCAATTCGGCAACCGTGGCGGCGGAACGAACTCGTCCACGCAAAACGCGCAAACGAACGAGCGCGGAAACATTATCAGCCTCATTGGTGGACTGCAAAAAGGCGCGGCCGACAGCCTGACAGCAGGCGGAGAAAACCTGCTTGGGCAGGGATCAACGAACCTCTCGAAGCAAGCCGACCTTGCAACAGCTAACCGGCAACGGCAGACGAGTGACGTGGGCGGCATCGCGTCGGGCGTGGCGAGCATTGCGGAGCCGTTTCTGGGTGGTGCTCCAGCGGCAGGCGGATTTCAGCCCGAGCAGTTGACGAACCTTGATATGGGTTCTGCTCCATCGACGGCAGGACTTGAGGACTTTGGGCAGCCCACCAGCCCAGACATGAGCATTTTCGACGCAACTCAGTAAGGAGATTTATGGTAGCTCCGAATTTTCAGAAGATGTTTGGAGGGGTTGTACCGGGAGGGGTTATCACGATCACTCCGGCGACTCCCATCAAAGTCACCGCGAACCTCAAACTCGCCAGCGGCAGTCAGTCGCTCAACGTTCCGGCGACTCCTCCGTACACGGTGACGTGCCGGCAGATCGGGTTCTCGGTGGACGCCACGCCTTCCGGCGAAGTCTACGTGAACTACGGACCCTCGGCAGGCAAAGGGAACAACACCGCGCTCATCATCCAGTCGGGAACCACAGTGGCTCTCCCGGTGAACTCCCGCTGCACTGAGGGCGAGATTGACGCGAACGCCTGGTACGTGGACGGCAGCGCGGCGTGCGTGGTGGCAATCAGCTTTGTAGACGCGAGTAGCTAAAATGGGCGTTGGCGACATTTTGAAGGACGTGGGTACCGGCGTTGCCCGAGCGGGCAAAGCGGCCGTCCCTGTGCTCGAACGTGTGGCGCAAGTCGAGTCCGGCCAAGCTCCACAGATTGACGCTGAACAGCGCAAGCAGAAGGAAAAACTCGAAGATGAGGAGATCAACGCAAAGGCTAAGATTTTAGATGATCAACTCGCCACGGGTATCAAATACGGAACCTTAACAAATGATCAGCAGCAGCAGTACGCGCAGGCTATATCTGACCTCTACTCGCACCCCCGCCACGCTCCGACGTTGATGGAAAAACTGCGCAAGGCAATTCACCCAAACGGTGCGTTTGCGCAGGGACCGCAGGCTCCGATGTCTTCTTTGCCAAACCCTGTTCCTGAAGGCGGAACGCTTCAGGCTGACACCGACGCAGCAGTACAAAGGCAGAGCGGTAAGGCTCCCTACAAGGAATACACGAGCCCCGATGGGAAGTCTCGCCAGTGGTTCCAAGTGGGAGAAGAACCGGAAGGGTGGAATGCGGTTTCCGGCACTTCTACGGCGCGGCCTGTTCCGTACTTCAGTGGAGCCGTGGGTAAGCAGAACGCCGTTGCGATGCAGGCGGCCGGGAAGGTTTTCAAGGATGCAAACGGAAACCAGATCAACGCCAGCCAGATTCCCGATGGCATGTTTCTGCTTCCCATCTTTGCCGGGAATGGGCAGGAATACTTTGAGCTTGGCACTGACAAGGGGCGCTACCAGACAGCGGGCAATCAGAGACTCTACGAGCCATCCGTAGGCTCTCCGAACCCGCAAGCCCCTTCGATCGGTCCCGCTCGGGTAGGGAACGTTTCAGTAGATCAGTACGGCAACCGCACGACGACCACTCCGCAGACTCTTCCAGCCCCGCAGTCGCAGCCCAACGCCGCTCCAAGAACGGGTGTTGCGGCCATCCTTCCCAAACGACCGACTACGGGAGCGAAGCCGGTCCAGCCTTCGCAGGTTGGCGGCACTCCGCTCGCTCCTCCGAAGCTGGACGCAGAGGGTCACGTGCCCGACGCTCCGGGGATTAATCCACAGGTAAGGGAGTTTGCAAATCAACTCCTCGACGGCAAAGACATCAAAGACATTCCGCAGAGGGCAAAGGCTCCTGCCGCTGACCTGGCGAGAAAGTACGGATGGGAGCAGGGTGCATTTACTCCCAAGGAAAAACTGCTCATCAATGAGGCGACGGCCAAACTGGTACAGCTCCAGAACTCGCCATCCCTAAAGGTGCTCGACTCGACACTTTCGCGTGAGAAAATTGCACCTATTCTCGCCGCATCTCAGGAGAAGCCGGGACTGTTGACTTCGCTTGCAGCGCCTATCGCGGCGGGAACGCTCAACAAGGACGAGCAGGAGTTTGTGAGGCTCTACAACGCGGCGGTTGGAGTGGTCGCGGGTCTGGCGCCGATTACACGCGGAAACCGTCCTACGGAGGCTGGAATCCGAAGGCTGATGATTGAGTTTCCAAACGTCCTCCAATCTGCCAGCGCCGACGACGCGAAGAAGCGGCTCGATCAGTTGCTCCAAGAGGTACGGGTAGCAGAGCAGTTCCGCGGCAACACGCCGATTGGAGAATCTGGAGTCGGCGGTGCTCTTGGAGGATCTGTGCAGATAGATCGAGACGCGAGTGGAAGAATTATCGGAGTTCACTAATGCCTGACCAACTAAGCGACCAGGACCGCAAAGACCTCTCGGAGATTCGTTCCAAACTCCCAAAGGGAGACTTGCGCAGGCAGAAAATCGACCGGCTCATTGGACCGGAAGCATCAGTTTCCGCATCTCCCGCTCCATTTTCTCCTGCCGGGATCAAATCCAGCTTGATGACGCTGCGAGACAAGGCGATCAACCAACTTCCGACCATCGGTGGAATTGCGGGCGGGATTGTCGGTGGAGGAGCGGGGCTTGAAACAGGACCGGGGGCCGTTGCAACAGCGGCTGCCGGTGCGGGTGCTGGCGGGGGTCTGGGGGAGACTCTTCGCCAGTCCCTCACTGAGCACTTCCATCCTGAAGACAAGAAGATGACTCCGAAAGAGGCTCTGACCGGAATCGCTACGCAGACCGTGGGGCAGGGAGCCTCGGAAGCGACAGGCCAGATGCTTGGACGAGCATTTCGCCCGACGCTTGAGAGCGCGATCAACAAACTCTGGTTCGCTGGCGACCTTGGCCCGAAGACAGACCTTGCCGCGGTAATGCCTGAGATTTCAGCGATAGAGAAGACGCAGCCAGCGAAGACTGTTGGCGACTTCGTTAACGTGGTGACGGAAGCGAAGAAGAAGATCGCCGCGGAAGTCGATACTGCCCTGATGAACAAGGTGGACGTTGGCGGAAAGATGGTTCCGCTTTCAGGCGTGAAAACTGACGTGACGCCGATTGCGGACTCGATTCAGAAGGTTGCTGCTGCTCACCCCTCAGACGCTCTGGCGAATCCGGCGAAGATTGGAGCGGTGAAGAACCGCATTGCGAAGCTCTACGCCACACCGAAGACCTACGCATGGCTGAACGATCGCAGGACCGTTCTCAACCGGGAACTGAACCGCTTCTATTCGATGAAGACTCCAGCGGATCAGGCTCAATACCTCTTCCAGCATCCCGAGTTTGAGATCGACAAAGCAGAAGCCGATGCGATCCGCGATGTGGTCTATCCGCAGATGGACAAGGCGGCCGGGAAGCCATCCGGGTACTTCGAGCAACTTCAGCGCAAGCGTGGCGCCCTGATGTCGATTGAAGATCAAACGCAGGAGCACGTCGAAAACCTTGCTGCAAAGTCTCGCAAGGCAAAGGGCGCTCCGATGACAGACCCGGTTCGCGGATATATGTCGAGTTCCGGCCATGCGGGATTTACGACCCGGCTGGCGGGCATTCTTCGCCCTGCCGACGTTGCAGCCAAGGCTGACAAGCAGGTTGCAAAAGCCTTTGAGCACACCCCTCGATCTAAGGTGGGGAAAATTCTCGGAACACGTCCCGGTATGGAAATAATGTCACTGCCCCTGAGAGAATTGTTTAATCCCGATGAACCTGACCGCACGACTCCTTGACGTGTTCGACCGCTGCCCCCGGCGCTTCGCTTTCGAACGGGACTACCAGCACTGGACCATATCCCCTCTGGGATTGCTTTACGCTGGCGTAGAGGGCTCGCTGACGCATTCTGACCCCGTGGTAGGTTCCCAGACCTCCATCGAGCACCTTGCGGCTCATGTGGACGTAATTTCGGGTGATCTTAGCTCTATCTCAGTCGTCCGACATGTTCAGTCGATGGCCGAAGTGATCGGGCTGGCTCTCCGGTCCAAATTTGGACTGATGGAGCGTGTGGCTCCGACCAAGCTTGGGGAGCATGAGTGGAAGTCGAATCTCTTTGAGGCACGCGGCACGCTCTACCGGGTGATCCTGGCATCGCACATGGACGACGACACTCTCCGATCCTACGCGCACTCATGGGGAACCATCGGGGAACTGGCTGCACTGGAGCGGCCGATGTCGCTGCTTGTGGTCCTGATCGGAGCGCAGCGGGGAGGAAGACGGCACTCGGCGTGGGCGAAGGGATATCAGCATCCCATCCAGAAGAATCTCAGATTCGCTCCTCGAAAGAAGGACTCAGGATTCACGGAGAACTGGAAGACGGTCTGGAGAGAGCAGTCGAACTACTCGGCTGACGTGTGGCTCAAGCAAATGGAGAATGATGACCTTCTGGGCGAGTTGATCGTAACGCGCAAGATCCAATTCAACGCCGAAGATGAGCGTATGAGGCAGGCGCGAAGCGACATGGAGCGGTTGGTTTATCGAATGGAAACCGCATCGGCAGATGAACCAATGCGGCGGTCAAGTTGCGATGAGATGGGAAGAGCAGCCTGTCCTTTTCAACCGGTTTGCTTCTCAGCTACTCCGGCGACACCGGGGGACTTGCCTCATCTGTTTCAGATACGGCGAACTGCCCCTGAAAAGCCTGTTGCAACGATTCGAGGATGAAGTCGGGCAATCCGAGTCTCGCCTTGTAAGCAAGCGGCTCCAGATACTTGAACAGCGCCACATCCTCGGGACGCTGGAAGGACAACTGGACCCGCTTCTCACCTGGCTTCAGTCGCGCCATCCAGTAGCCTCTCAATCTCGTTCAAGCATTGCTCCAACATTTCTGGAGCGTGAGTCAATTTCGCAACCCTTACCAACGCTAAGGCGTGCTGAATAGTTTCGCGTATTCGGGCGTCCCTGGGAGGCATCCGTACTTCGCTTTGAACACCGCTCTGTCCTTGTTCGCTTGTTCCTGAATCCATCTCTTCTCCTCCGTATTTGCGCGTTTCATGGTCTGTGAATTTACGTGATAGAAGGGGACATTCGCCTTCATCAGCGGAACGCCAAGCCGATGTGCGCGGACGTGGTACGAACAGTCGGATGCGTAGAGCACCATATCTTCATCGAACTTGCCTACTTTCTCCCAACACTCGCGCCGAATCAGGAACGCGCTGAAGTCCGGGTGAGGGGTGAGCGGCATTCTCTCTGGCTCATCGAGCGGCATGGTGTCGATGGCGACTCCGGTCACGAAGGGAGCGTCATAGGAGAGCAGGGTACGGTAGAACCACGGCGGAAGCACCACGTCGTTGTTGATGACGAGACAGTGTTTCGACTTTTGAAATGCAAACTGTTCTTCTAGGCCGTAGTTCCATCCCTTGCTGACTCCCAAGTTCTCTCGGAATTCCCAAGAGCACACGTCTTCCTGATCGTGCAGCCATTCGCTCACACCATCAGACGAGCCATTGTCTACAACCCAAATCTCAAGATCATCGACATCCTGAGCGCGAACACTCTCAATGCACCGCTTGGTCAGTTCGAAGCAGTTGCGGACAAGAATAAGAACAGGGCAAGCAGGGTTCACTTAATCGCCTCCACTCCAAGTATCCATCGGTCATCTCGGGCGATGTCTGCGCCGGGAATAGGTGTCCAGTCGAACTGCTTAATCGTGTTCCAGCGCGGCTCATGCGGGCAGTGGTCGATGAACTCTACGAGAGAGTTGAGATCGTACCCCCATTTGTGCCGGTCCTCATCGTGGCCCATGTAGGCACCATAGAGATTCGTCATGTAAATCTGTGTCGAAATCTCACCCGAAAACCACAACTTAACCAACTTGCGCAGATCTGGAACGAACACCAGCAGCGAACCTCCCGGCGTCAAAACGCGATGCGCCTCACGCAGCAATCCTTCGCCCTCACCGCAGCCGAAATGTTCAAGAACGTGATGAAGGCAAACATAATCCGCGTATCCACTCTCGAACGGCAAATGTGCTCCATCGCAGATCACGTCCGGCTTCGGCATTCCCTCGTGCCAAACCGAATCGACATTGATCCAACTCTCTCCGAATGGACGCTGACCGGAGCCTACGTTGATTCCAATCATCCACGCCTCCAGCATCCCATCGTGCCTTCATGGGCAACGAGAGTGAAATCCGGGTTCACTGACAGGAACTCCGAGACAGCCTTGTACACATCCGGCAGACTCTCGCGGCCGTAGTCGTGACAGAGCAGGTATCCGCCTTCTACAAGGTTTACTCTGGCGAACTCAAGGTCCGTCTTCACTCCCGCATAGGTGTGGTCACCGTCCACGTAGATGAGTTGGATGGGATGCAGTTGGTCGAGAATGTCTCGCGCCTGATCTGTCCTCATGCAGAGGAAGGTGAATGCACGGTCCCGGTCACTGCGTACCTCACACATGCGCTTAATGAAGTCGTGAGCCCATACGTCCTGTTCGCAGAATGGATCGACGTGGATGGAGTGGAAGCCTCGGGAGAGGGCCATCTGTGTGATGAGCACAGAAGACCTTCCAAGTTGTGAACCAATCTCAATCACAAAGTCTTGCGATTGCAATCCGGCCATCGCATCGTAGAGAACTCTCGCCTCTTCATCAGAAAGCGCGGTATGGGATGAGGTTTTACGGACCTCGATCATTGCCTCGGCAAACGTCATTCGCAGATTACTCCTTCAGGGCATTGAGACTTAACCAACTCCCATCCCGGTATCTTGTCTCCACAGCTGTTCGTGATGCCCGTGTTCGCCAGCAGTGGCGGAATCATGGTTCCCACCTTCAGGCCGGCAGCACGGATTTTGTTGCTGAACTCCACATCCTCCGACTGGCAGACCCTCCCTGGCGGCGTTTGGCAGAAAGGCCCGAAGCGGTAGAACGTCTCCCACCGGAGAAGCATGGACTGAGTAGCAAGCGCGTAGACCTCGCCAACCATGTACTTGTTGTCGATGACAGGAGGAAATATCGTCACCGGGCCATTATAGGGATGGTTATAAGCTCCAAGAGCGGCGAATCCGTACTGCTCGACTTCTTCAAACATTTGCGTCAGCACTGCGAGCCAATCAGGACGGAGAAAGAACACGTCATCATCTGACAGGTAAAGGAAGTCGCCGCGAACACTTGAGGCTATGTCGATAGCAGCATTCCGCGCTAACCCTGTACCTCGGTTCTCGCCTGTTGCGCTGAGACAGCCGTCGTTTTCCCTCATGAAATCGCGAGCGACTGTCAATGCTTCAGGCTGAGGGTCTTCTCCGTGCAGCGTGAAAATAATGCCTGACGTGTCTCCGATCGACTCAAGGCTCTGCTTTAGCAGGGTCGGCCTTCCGTGAAAAAGCATTACAAAATTAACGATCATGGAACCCTCGCTGGCAGGCAATCTTTAAAGGTTTCGTAGATGTAGCGGTGCGCTCCCTCGAAGTCGATGGGCTTGACGTTGCGTCCATTTGATCCTCCACTCAAGTGCTGGCAGGCAACCCCGACCACGCGAATCCTGTAACCCAACCTGCGTGTCATGCAGGAAATCCAATAATCCGGCGATATGTAATCAACCGGCGTGTTGACCGGCCATCCTCCCGCCTTCTCCAGCACCTCGCGCCGAACGAACATCGAAAAGGCGTCAAGGACTGCCACATCGGTTTCTCCGGTGAACCGCTGTCCATGGTGCTCCGCGTCTACCATGTTCGACAGGCACCCGGAGCGGCCAAGCTGAGAGAGTTGGTAGGGCTTCTTGTACATCTCGGGATCGCCGTGAGCCTTGGCACCGAAGAATCCGACGAGTCCCACGGTGGGATCTTCAAACTCCTTCAGAACGCGCTTATCCCATCCGAACTCGGAGATGATTACGTCGTCGTGCAGGAACGCCAGCACGTCAGCATCGGACCTCTCGAAGCACCACTGGTAGGCATCCACCACGCCCATGTTCTGAGCGAGCCTCATGGGGTGCTCTGCGGTTTCTGTGAGCCACCAAGTCTTGATACAGTCCTTCCACTTCGGCTGGAAGACAGTGGCGATGCAGTAGTCCATGTTCAGATGCTTCAAAACGAAAACCTCTCTTTGACTGTCGTAAGGTAACGCTGAATTTGGGATGGGATACAGGTTTCACAGATGACGGGTCCATCGGTTTGGGCCGGATAGGAGATATAGAAACTATCGGTAAATCGGCTCTCCCCGCCCACTTTCCACACAATCGTGTGCGCTTCCTTGTTGGATAGAAATCGTTTGCAAGAAATACAGTCACGTTCACTCATAGACCCTCCCTGAACCACGATTCCCACGCTCCCCAAAGTGTCTCCCAATCCACAGACGGCGGCAGCATGTTCCCCTGATACTTCTTTTCCAGCACCATCTCAACCCGGAGAGCCCACTTTGCAGGTTCATGGACAGGACGCTTCGAGCAGTAGGCTCCCTCGTAGAAGTAGCCGATGGGATCAACCTGCATCGGCTTCGGAACGAACTCGGCCTGCGCTCCGTAGCTTCCCGCGATGCACGGCACTCCGCAGGCCAAGGACTCAGCCAGAGGAAATCCAAAGCCCTCGGGGGCGATTCCAAGGGTGACGTCGCACGCGGAGTACATCCACGCCATCTGATCGTCCGTAAAGCGGTCCAGAGTCATCGCCACGCGCCCGACAAGCCCGTAGTCGGAGATGAGGTTCCCCATTGACCAGTAACGGTCCAGAACGTCCGTGTGAGCCCATACGCGCACATCATGGCCGCGGTCTAGGAGTATGCGGGCTGTCTCCATCCCAAGCTGCCAGTTCTTCCGCGCCTGGTTGGTAGCCACGATCCCGATGAGGAGCGAATCCGGGGTGAGTCCCTGAAATCCCTTCTCGATGAAACTCTGACGCGCCTGGGCATGATCGCGGGGATAGAACACTGTTCGGTCAATCCCATGAGGTAGGTACTCTTCATTCCCGGTAATCCGGCAGGAAAAGGCCGAGTAGTCGAGTACCCGGTCAAAGCCCTTCATGGTCTCCGCAATGCGCGTACTCAGTTTCCCATTCGGACCCTCTGCGTCGATCGCATGGTACACGTACTTCTTCATCTTCGCTGTCTCGACCCACTGGCGAAGGAAAGGAACCGGGCAGAGTTGCGGAATGCCAAGCCAGTAGAGACGGCTCAAGTCCCATATGGAGAACAGAATCCCTTCGTCCTGACCTACGAAGTCATTCCATATGCCGGGTAGCTCGGGAACGAGCCAGTTCTTGATGTCGTGGACGTGAAATTCAGTGAAGGGAATTGAAGTGGACCCCGGCCCTCCATAGCCCACTGTTGCTACCTCGTACACGTCTCCAAGGTGCTTGTGGACTCGCAAGGCAAGATCGCGGGCAATGCGACCCAACCCCGATGTCGAGGATACGGAATCGCTGAGAAACAGAATCTTTCGTCTCATAATTGTCAAGTTGGCAGTAAACGCCCTTAATCATACCAGCATCCGCTTGGCATAACCGGAATAAAAATCTTTGTCATTTCCAAATCGCCTACCATTGGCCTAGGAATTGACACGATGCGCAGAATACTGCTGTTGGCGTTGCTTTTAACCCCGCTTTCGGCGGTGGCGCAGCTTGCCCCCGTGAGTGACTACTGCTCCAACGGTGGCCGGCATTCGATTACGCAAGGATTGAGCGCGACCAACTGGCAAGTCGGAGCAATCCCGGCCTGTACAGTCACGGTGTACACACACGGAACAACCAGCAAGCCGACGATCTATTCGGATCAGGCTGGGACCGTTCTTGCTAATCCCTTCACGGCTAACGATAGTGCTTCTGTGGCGCCGGGACTTTGGATCTTCTACGCGGCTCAGGGTCTTACCTACGATGTGGTGATGACGGGCGGTGGAGCGAATCCCTCCTGCACAACCGCTCCCAACTGCTTTACGCAGCCGGTAACCAGAACCTACCAGCCGGGAGGCAGCGGCGGCGGGACAGGTGTTACCAGCGTCAACTGCGATCCGACGATGGGGCCATTGCTGGGATGCAGTGTGACGAACGGCGGGACGACCCCGCAACTGCACTGGGGAGTGACGAACCAGCCGGCGCAGTCGATGGTGGGGAATTTTACCGGCTCCCTCGGCGCGTACTTCTCCGCTCTCTACACCTGCACAGGGCTATTGAGTTGCAATTACAACGTTGGCACGAACACGATCAACTTCGACGTTCCGACTTCGAGCGGACTGTCAGTGACCACTACTGATCCAATCAAGGTGAATGGCGCGAATGGTCCGGTATCAAGCGGGACGGCGAATATCTCCTGCCCTGGATGTTCCAGTGCGCAACTCCAGCCCCTCATTCAACTTCCCGACAACACGCACCAGTATTACATCCTGTATCCGACTGTTGCCGATTGCGCGCATGATACCGTGCCGCCCAGAATTTCCAGTACCTGTTCGGCGACCGGAACATCGGCATCTGCGGATATTGTTCAGCAGGCATTTGCTTTCGGTTTTCCGCCAGCGCAGGTAACGGTCAACTACTCGGGATTTGCTCTTCCCGCAGGCATCCCGGCCGGTAACGTGACGAATGTCTATGCGTTCGGCGTTTCCTCGACATCTGGATTTGCGATGCAGTTCGATACGGGCGAATGCGGTGGCGTTGGGAAAAACGTCATTCCCAATCTCGTCGTGTGGCCGGGGCAACAGGTGACCAACCTCACCGGAATAACTGGCTCGACAATCTCAACAGCTACCTGCCAGTTGCACGTGTCTCAATCCGCGCCGGAGTCTGGATTTACCGAAACGAGAATGGATGCGATTGGGCTGATTGTCGAGTACACCGGAACAGTCGTGCCTAATCCGAATTTGCTCGGCGTCAAGTATCCTCTCAGCCTCAACACGGCGACCAACACCATCGGCGTGGATGGCGCGTTTCCGTGGGGATTGAACGGCATCACAGTCTCTCAGTTGGGCAGCGTGGCGAGCGAGTATTACCAGCTTGCTTACGTGAGAGATGGCGCAAGCGGGACAGATTGTACGACCGGTGGAGGTTCGAGCCCGGTCCTCTGTTCTTGGAATGGCTCTGCGTGGACGGCGTACGGAGGAGGCGGCGGGGGTGGTGGCGACACTATTACCAGCCCTGGCGGGACACTCGCGGTTGGCGGGACACCAACCAACACGACGCTCGACCTTGCGCTGGGTCATGCGAATACATGGACGGGGAAGCAGACACAGCCTGCGCCATTGT